TCTGCACGGCGCTGGAGTAACGATCAGCCCAGCGGTAAGTAACGTCATCAACCTTTTTGGAAATAAGGTCAAGTTCACCTGGCATTTGGATCTGACTCATCTCATCGACCATCGACAGCACGGCGTAGCGCCAATCAGCAGCCTCAGCCTCGGTGTAGCCATGTGTCATAACAACGTCGATGGACTGATAGCGACTCCCCCACCAGCCACTCCGGCCGCTCGCCTCTTTACGCACGGCTGCCGGCCTTGAGCTGACACCCGGGGGTCCGCCCGGAGTTACCGACACCGAAGCCAGGCTCAGTGGCGTGCCATTTTCGCTGATGCTGGTCAGTGTGACCAGCTTGCGGGTGGGGAGCATCAAGATTCTGCTGTCTGGACCATCCAACGTGACCGCATCGTCAGCGATAACCGGAGTCACGGCCCACCCGCAATACTGGCGGGCCGTGACGAGCGCGACTTCTAGCATCCGCGCCACTTCCGGATCGGTTCTGCTTAGCCGACCGCTGGTGAAGTCCTCAACATCAACAACACTCAACTCGGCCATGTAACTCCTACGGGAGTTTGGAAGCCGTGGGGTGCGGCTTCACCACACCCTTTGGCTTGTCGGCAACCGGCTCCGGTTTCGGTTCCGGCTCCGGTTCCAGCTTCGGCTCCGCTGCCGGTTCCGGATTTGTCTCCGGTTCCGGCTTTGTCTCCGACTTCTTCTGGGCCTTACCCGCCGACTTCCGAGCTGCTTCGACCTCGGCGTGGTTAACCGATCCAGATACCGAGCAGCTTCCGTCTGCGTTTACCCTGATCCGCATTAGTCGGCCACCAGCGGAACGATTGCGTCAGCCTCCGTAATGAGCGTCGAGAAGTAGCCCGCGTAAGCGACCTGCAGACCGAACACCGACGGCTCGACCACCTGCAGAGTTCCCACCCGCTGCTCGAAGCACTCGATTGCCGCGCTTGAGAACAGGAAGGCCTCGCCGGGGAGCAGGCCAGCGGACATGACCACCGGGATGCCGGAGATCGTGCCCATCATTCCCTGCGAGAAGCGCCCCGCTTCGAAGCCGGAGGACTGCGCGTTCTGCGGGTTCACCGGGGCGAACAGCGGACCGAAGGTTCCCAACACGTCGGGGGCGATAGCGATCATCAGCTGACCCATGCCCTTGACGGCGTTGTATGCAGCACCAGCCGCTGACCACACAGCGGAAGCCACCCCGTTGGCGGTCGGCAAGTAGACCACCGGAGTCGTTTCGACGCTACCCAGCGCGCCGGCGACCAGTGACTCAGTTTCGATCGAATACTGCTGACCGAGACCGTTGACCACCAGGTCGAGCGCCGACGGAGACGAGAAGTCGATCGCCTGCCGCGACACGTTGACGTAACCGCCAAGGGTCTTGGCGTTGACAACCCTGCGCTCAATGGTCATCTTCTGGCTGACCAGTTCGGTCTTCTCGTCCGCCGGGGCACCCGCCGCGCCCTGCAGGGCGACGGCCGGACGTGCGGTGACGATCGGACGGTAGAACGTGGCGTTGTTCAGCGGCATCGTTCCGATCGAAGACACCAGCGGGCGAGCCGCGTCGATGAAGTCGATGACCGGCCCGACGATCGGATCGGGGATCACGCCGAGCAGATCGCCGGTCTTCTGGTGGGCAGCGGCTCGGCCGTAAACCTCCAGGCGGTCAGTCGCATCGCGGCTGCCCTGGGAGCTGTTCCACATGTCGAGCATGTACGCGCCGACCGAGCGGTACTCGACCTGACCGGCTTCGGGCTTGCCCTTCATGATGGCGATGGCCTGATCGACAGCGCGGCCTTTGCTGCGGGTCTCGTAGGCAATCCGGTTGACCTCTTGAGCCTGATCCAGTTCGCTCTGAATCTTCTCCATCCGGCCTCGGGCCTCGACGACCATCTCGCCCTCTTCGTCATTGAGGTCCCGGCTGGACGCGTTGGCCCGCTGGTAGATGCCCCTGACGAGAGATTCTTTTTGTTCCAGTTCCCGGTCGAGCCGCTGGATGTACTCGTCGCCAGCGGTGATATTACTTCCCACCTTGATCTCCTTCGAGAGAAATTTTTTGTTTGATTGGCAACGGTCCTCTTGACCAACGAGTCCGAAACGGACAGCCCTCCCGGCTAGCGCTCACCTATGTGATGACAGCAGACTAACATCAAAGAGGGGTGTTGCAATTCGCAACACCGTGCCGAGAAATCTCAGCGACGAACGCGCTCGGAAGCCCAGCGCAAAACCGGATCATTGAGGAACTCGTCCAGTCGCGGAGTCTTCGAACCCGGCGGCTGCTCCTGCGAAGGACTCTCGCTACGCATCGCCAGAACTTTCGCCCCCTCATAAGCGGGCTGCCCGACGAATGCCAAATGATCCAGAAAAGCCCGATTGACCCGGCGAGTCTTGGTGTACTGATCCAATTCCTGATCGAACTTCGGATTCTTAATCATGAACCCGATGCTGGGAAACAGCGCCTCATCGCTGGCAAGTTCCAGGGTTTCGTCACCAACAGCGGTGCGGCTGATCTTCACTTCGCTGATCAGGCCGGCGTCCCGGTAGGGGTCTGACGAAAGCACCCGACCGACCAGCCGCGCACCGACATGCTCCGGTGCCGGGATGCTCAGAGAGGTGGTCGCGGGAATCTTGCGGGTTTGGCTTTCGATGCCGTTGAAGGCGCTGCGCGAGAACACTTCGGTCCACATTTCCTGACGGAAAGGAACCTGGGTGGGATGCTCATACGGAACGGCCAGTACGGTGATGATCCGCTGGGCAAAATCGACATTGTCGATCAGCACGTTTTCTGAACGGGTTTCCACTTGTGTCATCGCACTGCGATCCTCACGAGCTTCTTCATCCGACATGTTCCCGACTACCTCCAACGTCGTCCATTCTCACGGTCAGGCTACCTCAACGCTGCATGTTTGATGTGCATGTCGTGCAGAACTACCGCAACGATGCGGTCACTGATCTTCCATTTGCCGGTAGATGTGGAACTTCGCGGCCTCGAGGAGGCCGAGAATTTCCACGACGTTGTACTGCTCCGGGGTTACCACTTGCACGATCATGTGGCCATCATCAGTGATGACCCGGGATAAGGTGACTTCGATGGTAGTGATCACAACGCCTCCTAGCCATCATGATCTTCTGCTTCAATGTTTTTGTTTTTATTATTTCTTTGATCCGGCAGCACTCTGTTCAGCCTGCCGTGCAGATCGTTGACGTTTTTGCTTATTTCTTTGATGCTGTTGCTATGGTCATTGACCTTTTCTCCAAGACGCAGTATGTGAGAGTTGTGGTCTGTCAACATCTTATGAGTGTTGAGAAGCAGTTCGTGACTTTGTTCTCCGGTGTGGATTACCCGGTCAAGATCCTCGCGTAAGTTGGTCGCAGAGTTGCCGTGATTGTTCACGATTTGATCTTTGACCAAATCTACTTCAGCGCCAATCTTCTTGTCGTGCAACGTTTGTGATCTCTGAATACGGCGAGATGATATGAGAGTTGTTATAATCGGTCCTGCCACAACGAGCAATACGCCCGCTAACCCGATCCAAGTTGACGGATGGCTTGCTGCAGTATCCGGCATATCTAATCCATCCCCCCGGAAAGCCTTGACGCGGCCGGCTCCCCATTCAGGCGCTCCATCGCACGCGCTTCATCCGGTGTCATCACACCCGCTTCGATCAAAGTCTTGTAAGAATTGGCGCGGTCAACAAGGCTGGGCCGGGTGTAATCATCACGGTTCAGCTCTACGGTCTGCGGACCTGGAAGCGCCCACCCGCTCAACGCCGCCATGACAGCGTTGGCTTTCGGCCGCAGACTGGAACGGTCATGGAACCCGAACAGCTGCTCAATGTTGGAGTAAGTAAGCGAGCCGGTTGCCCCAGGAAGCCCAACGAGAAACGGGGGAACACCGAGCAGGATCGCCAGCCGCGCCTCAGCGAACTGCGTCATCTCCATCAAGCTCATTTCGCTGGCGTTCATCGTTTTGGCCTGATGAAGAGTTGCACCGTTGGACACCAGCGCGGGATGGCCCGAGTATCGGCTGCGAGATTCGATCCACCGATCCATCAAATCCGTCGCCTCAGACTGGCTGATCTTGCGGTCAATGCCCAACCAGTACAGTGGAACGCCACCCGTTTCGGCCAAGTTCTGGGTGTACCTCTGCAGCAAGCCGATAGTGACCGCCCGCTCAGTAGCAGACTCCAACGGGCCGTGCCCGCGGGGATCATCCATCGTTGTCTGATAGCGGATATGCAGGATTTCCTTAGTGACATCCAGGGAGCCGAGCCTGTACTCGCGCATCCCGCCGTTCAGTTCGACCTGAACCAGCCACGGAGGAATAACACGGAACCGGATGGGATACCCCTCAGCGTCATGCGCCATCGGCAACACAAACGCCTCGCCAAGGTGGTAATCCCAGAACAGCTGCTTGGCGAACTCCTGCCAAGAACTGTAAACACTCGGATCAGGATTACTCATCCACGGCAAAGCCTTGATGACATACCCATTGCGAAGCCGGTAAATCGGCATCGAACTCAGCACCGACGAATTGAGGTCGATACACGCCCAGGCAACGTCAACCAAGCTCTTGATCTGATGCCCCGACTCCCAGTTTGGGGTTGACCAGTTTTCGGGATACCCCGACCACGGGGAAGGCTGAGGCCACGGGAGCGCACGCGACTCAGGGAAGTCGGTGAGGGCACTAATATCCATCATGTCCGGATCGCCAGGATTATGCGGCGAACCCGGATTTCCATTGGGCGTCACCCCACTGGCAGTTTCACCCTTTAGCCAAGACCAAAATGAGATCGGACTCACCTCCCATATTACGGTTCATTCATTCTAGGGTGTTGCATACCGCAACACCCTCATAACAGCATCGGCATCGGCGCGGCAGACATGCCGTAGCGGTACAGCGCGCACGCGCACGCCACCGCCGGTGACACATCAACGCTGTATTTCCGGCGGTCGAACACCTCGGATTCCCCCGATACGATGAACCGCGTTCTAGTCATCGCCATTGCAGTGTTCAGCTCTTCCTGGTCAAGATGGCGAATCTTTTCATCCTTGATCGCCTCCTGCATCGTGGAGTAAGCAGCGGCCATATCGGTCTGAGAAAGACGCTTGTACTCGATAGCCGCTTCCACCAGCGCAGGCTCAAGAGAACGAGCTGCCCCGCTGGTGATCGAAACCTCCACGATGATTCGGTTGTCAATTAACTTCTGCACCTGAGCGACAGCATCGCGAGCCTTGACCTCGGTAGCCATCAGCAACACCCGCGACCCATCGTCGGTGTCAATCTCACCGGCGACACCAATCCAGCAATGCCGACGATCCGGACTCATATCGACAACAATGGCGGCACTCGACGGCGTGTCGGCCCCCCGGTCAGCGAGATCGCTCCACGCCGCAAGGTCAAATGCGCTCGCCTCGTCAGAATCCCAGATACCCAACGCCTCACGCCGGAACCCGCTGTCGTCGAGCCGGCGGCGAAGTCGCTGAATGGACACCACCGGCGTCCTGTGCGGGCACGACGCATTAGCCTTCAACCACTGATCCACATCGTCAATGTCTGCGTCGTCGTCGGCGCTGCACTCAACCCACGCCAGATCGGTGGCATCACCGGACCACGCCTCGCGGCGCATCACGGAGAACATCTCCGAGTTGTCGGACGGCTTCGGCGGGGTGCCCACATAGATGTGCAAACCGAGCCGCGACGTATTCAGCGTGGCGAGCATGTCCTGCATGGCGCGCTGAGACAGGATCTGCGCCTCATCCGATACCAGCATGTCCACACCGGGAATGCCGCGGCCAAACCCGCGCTCACGCGCACCAAACAAGATGCGGGAACCGTTGACAAACTCGACAGCCTCATCACCGGAACCGAGAATCACCTTCTTGACGAACGGCTTGATCTTCTCGCGTTTACAGAACGCCTGCACAGCCTGAAACGATTCGCTGTTCGTTTTCACATGATGGGACGTCCAGATTCCCAGCAAGCCGGGATACTCCACAGCCATCCCGAACGCCACAGCCATCAACGTGTAGGTTTTCCCAACCTGACGGGGCAAGCTGATGCCGAACCCCCCGACGGTGTGGGCGACCACACCATCCTCGCGGTGCGCCAACAGCAACCCAGCGATACCTTCCTGCCAACGATCCAGAGATATACCCATGCGCTCGTTGCACGTTTTACGGACAACCGGCCAGTACGACCCGGTGATCCCAGAAGGAACAACTAGCTTCCTGGAAACCTCGGACAGCTTGCGGTCGAGCCGATCCTCAGAGGTCGCTGGCGACGTCCCAATTTCCGCGGGCGGCTTTCCCTTTCCCGATGCCATCAGACTCACCGCTTTCCTTCTTCTGCCGCTCTTCCAGGTCGCGTATCTCTTTCACCGTGTCCTGCAAGCGCCTGGTCAGCGGAGACAAATCACGCATCGGACAATCTTCGATGGCCTCGGCCAGCCGATCCCGAATGGCGTACAGAAGTTTGAGTTCGTCACCGCTGGCCGCGGCCGCTGAAACACTCAACGCGATTCCTCCTTGAAAAACTCCAAGGCCGCCGCCGGTTTCGACGCAGACCTCCGCAACAGCTTGTCCTCGGCACGAACCTCCGACAACGGCCGGGCCTTCCGGCGCATGTTGCAAGGCTGGCAGCTGCCACGAAGATTCTGCCGCATGTACTTCAAGTCGGGCCGGTGGCTGACCGGGATGATGTGGTCGGCGGTAGTCGACCGCCAAGTGCAGCACGACAGCCGCAACCGGCACACCGGCTCTTCGCGGATCACTTGCAAGCGCAACTTCTGCCAGCGGTAACTGGTGAGTCTCCCTCGGGCCATCACAGATCCTTTCCGTGATTGACCACGCGTATCGACCACTCGGACTTTCCTGTGATCGCCTCAATGCTGACACTGCTCCCCGTCATCGCCGAATCAGCCATGACGATCATGATCGCCTTAAGCCACGGCTCCGGACTGACGTCCTGCCTGAGCGCATCTTTGAAGTAGTCGGGCGGGGTGTGCTTCCACTCGTCAAGAGTGTCGTCGAAGACAACGCTTCCATCGACGGTAAGGCAAACGCGAGGAATCATGACAGGATTCCGTGTGGGCATTCGGGAGAAAGTTTGGAAAGGCTTCCGATCAACTGCTTTCCGTCAATAACAACCGCTGGGGAATCAGTGACAGTGAGGACGGCCAGCGGACGAGAGCGGCTCTTGTCGCACCGGCAGTGAACCGGAACAACCCTCTTGGCCGAATCGTGTTCAACGACACGCGCTCGCTCGCGTAACTCCGCGACCTCTTCCTTGGCGATCATCTCAACCCCGCCTTCGGTTTCAATAAGGCTCGCTATGGCCTCACCCAAAAGGGTAGCCGTTTCCGCAGCAAGCTCGACCATCTCCTTGGGCATTCCGGCAGTCCGGAACTGCGGCAAGAGAATGGCGTTCGACTGACCGGGTCGCGCCAGGCCTTCGCGCAAACCCTTGGCGATCAGATCAGCAATTCCTTTGCTGTCCACGGCATCAAAATTAACGGCATGTCGATCATAAAGTCAATAAACGCCGCTGTTTATGATGACGTTATGGCAAGAAATAGATGGGAAGGTGCCAAGTGTTGCAGTGCGCAACACTTGCCGTGGACAGATGACTACGAGCCAACGGAGCGGGCAATCAGCGAGATGTCTTCCATCTGCGCCGAATGCCCGCTCCTGATGCCATGCGCCCAATACGCCCTCACCGACAAGGCGGCAGGCGGTTTCTACGCCGGCGTGTGGCTCCCCTGGAATTTGCAACGGAGAACCCAACCCAGACGCATCGCCCGGGGCCGACTCAAGGCAAAGGTCAAGGCCTAGTCCAGACTTTCGTGTTCTCATCCAGGACAAGAACACCCTGGCTGATTGCGTAATCCAGCGCGCCCTTCACCAGCGAGCGGTCCCGAGAATGGATCGAATTGACAAGCTCCCCGTTGGGAACCCCATTTGGGCCTGACCTGTCAACCTTCCTCAGAATGTTTCGCAGCACCCGATCCGCGGCGGTCATCTGCTCGGCAGCCTTGCTGCGCTCTGCGGCGGCGTGCTCTGCGCCTTTCAGCACACCACGATCCCTGAACTCGTTCAGACGTGACTCCTGGTAAGCCTCACCAACCCGGCCCAACGTCCAGTCGGACACAGCACTGACAATCTTGGCGAGCCTCCAATCCTCCATGTTGATCTCGATTCGCCCATCCATGTACGCCAGCGCGAACGCCACCTTCTCCTGCGCGAACAACGCGTGGCCCCGCACCCCGTCGACTTCCTTACGCATAAACGCAGCCCGCGCTTCGCGTATCTCGGTCTCCACCTCCGGCGGCACCGGAATCGGCCCGACAGCATTGAGCAGTTCCACCCTGCGGGGAAACAAGCCGTTCAGCGTTCGTTCCAACCCGATACCGTCCACCGGGTACGGCGTCGGATCGGCAACCACCCGACGATCCATACCGGGAAACCACATCAGCCGCTGCAGAGTGCCGCCGCCGCCGTCCTCCAACAAGGCACCTGCACGCGACGGCTGCGCCCCGACAAGCATCGTCATCCGGTAGGTGTGAGCCTCGACCGGCGCGGTAGTCCTGCCGCGATACGTGAACCCCAGCCGCTCGCCGGAGAAACCGTTACGGAGAACAACCGACGTGGTCTGACCGGACCTGTCGCCCATCACACCGATCGTGTCGATCTCAGGAACGTCGAACATCACCGACGTGACATACGTTTGCGGATCGTCACTGCGACGGTTGTAGCACTCGATCATCCCCTCACCGGAACCGATCGGCCTGACATCGACATCCCCGGTGACCAGCGCGGAAGCAACCGACATCGCGGTCCCCTTGCCGCCGCCGGACTCCGCGACCACCACGCCGTACCAGTTCAGCGATCCCCGGCCACCGATGATCGGCGGCAAAGTCATGGTGGGCGGCACCAGCGCAACAACGCGAGCGACACAGGCGGCGAAAACCGCCCACGGCGCACCCATCCTCGCCAAGGCAGCCTGGTAGATGACCTGATGCGACTCCCGCGCCGACCAGAAGTCCTGCTCAATCGCCTCAAGCTCGCCAATCGGCTTCGGCCGTTCGGTATCATCAGAACCAGCGGTGACCTCGACGTTATCAGCCGGTGCAGCCTTGGCAAATTGGGCGGCGGGGTCACCGCCACTCTCCAACATCAGACGGAACCAGTCGAGAATCCCAGGCTGGGAAAGCTCCCGCGCCACGTTCCCGTTGCTGACCATGCGGTTGAACTCGGAAAACGCAATGTCGCGTGGACGGGTATCGCCCCGCGACGGGTCAGCGAGAACAGCAATGAACACTTCACGCAGCAGCGACAGCGCCGACTCCACACCCGACTGCCCCTCCGCGCCCAGACGCAGGATCGCCATGACATGACGGAGGCAAGTGTCATGCCGGGACATCCCCGGCAGGTTCATCTCCTTGATCGCGTCAGCGAGCCGCGCCTGCACCAGCGGCGACGGATCACCGGCAGTGAGCGCCTGACGGGTATCGAACTCCACGGAAACGTCCAGCGACTTCGGCGTCAGCTTCAGCCCATCAATCCACGGCTGCGGCAACCAAGGGATGTCGTCCAACCCGGGAACACCCAAAAGCTGCCCCTGCGAGTTACGCCACCAATAGTCGCGGCCCTCAGGATGAAGCGACGGCCAGCACACCACATAACGGTGATGCCTCTGAATGATCTCAATGTCACCGATAGACATCTCAGGAAACACGATGACTGTTTCCAGCAGAGTGTTCGGCGGCACACGGAACAGTCGCAAACCCGAAACCAGGTCACCGTCGCGGCTTGATGACTGCGGCCCCTCCGGCAGCGCACCCCAGCGTTTCACCGCCTCCGTGAACGCCGCCGCGCCGGTCTTGGCACCGTAAGCATCCACGTCGATACCGATAACGCCATCCGGCAACCGGAGGCACAGGTTGCCATCAGCATACAGCTCGCCCCACTGAAGAATATCCGCGTAGGAAGGGTCGGCTCCGTCGTACCCGGTGAAGCCTTTCGGTGGCGGCCACTTGGAGCCGCGCTTCAATGGCAGGACGCCCTGCCAGCCAGCATTCCAATAGATTTCAGCGGCGGCGGCGTAACCGATGTTCGCGGTGTCGGGCAGCGTCACTGGTTGCGCCCACTCTCTTCGCCGGCCTGGAAGGCGAGGGCGATCTCGGCATCCAAGTCAATCTCGGACACGATCACAAACCCGGCGGCGTTAAGCAAACTGATGATGGCGCTGGGCATCATCCGTGCCGGGTACATTCCGTGGGCCTGCTGCAATCCGGTAAGAATGACACTTTCAGGTGTCCGCTTCGCTGGCTTCCTCCGCTTTCGGAGTGGAATCTTCATTGATCGCTCCATTCGTCCAAGCCTCCGCTTTGTCGGAGGCCAGCTGTTGTGCGGTGGCAACACTGCTGAGAAGCCGAGTCACCCTGACGGCATCCTCGGGATGCCGGTTGATCCAATCAATTAATCCGTCGCGGAGTCGGCTGACAGTGCCGATCGTACGGTCCATGACAACGCCCAGTCCCTGAACTTTGTCCTGCGGGTAGGCGAACCACCGCTGCCCGTTGTGGGTGAAGGTGGCGCACGCCCCTCGGGGCAGCCCCGTACTGAAGGTGACCTTCTTCGTTTTGATTTCGTCCATCACCGTGAGGTGCCCAACCGGAGTGGCGGGGGGGGGGCACACTCCGGTTGGGCACGTTCTCAGAAGGGCGGCGCCGTTGCCGCCATCGTGGCGGAAACAGTTGCCCTGGTTGCGTCGTCCATCGCCGCCCAGGCGACATCCGAAATTGCGGCCGGTTTCGCCACGGCCGGTGCAGCCGGTGCCGGAGGCGATGCCGTGCCGAAGTGTTCCGCAACACCCTTAGACGGCGGTGCGTACACAGCTTCGAAGTGCTTCGACGGAGACAGCCCCGGCCGGTCAGCCGGTTCGGTCCTGACGAACGTCACAGTCAGCGTGCCGCCGATCGCCGGTTCCTTGGCCCCGGCTCGGCGCAGGGCGTCACCAACAGCGCCACGCATGTAGCTCTTGACGTACAGCGTGCGGGCACCGTCGTCGAACTGCTGCTCAGGGTCGCGCTCAGTGGTTTCGAGTTCGATCCTGACCTGCATCCGGTCGGTGGGCTGACCCGTCTTCGGGTCGTTCACCGGCTCGGGTGCGTGAACAGCGGTGATGGTTCCGGTGATCGTTTTCGGAGGCTGGTCAGGCCAAGTGATGCCTTTGCCGCCCCCGAAGAATCCACCTAATGTCATTGTCAATTTCCAATCTCTGTGTGTTGTGATTTTTTGTGGTGGCTGTGTTGCGTTTTGCAACACCTACCCCTGGCCGCGACCAGGGGAAGTTCTCATTGCGAGCGAGTAGCACTCGTCGCACGCACTCAGCAGCGACGCGCCGCTGGTGATGCCGGATTGAAGGAATTCCCGATTCATCTCAGCCTCAGAAGTGTCGGTGCGATACCCCAGACCGCAGACAGCGCACTGGAACGAACGGCTCATAGCCCAGCCTCCTTAGCTTTCATGCGCCGAGCGGCGCTGTCACTCGCTTCGACCTTCGCCGCCTCATCGAGGACGAACCCGTAGTGGAAGTCGCAGAGCGCGGCCAGGCCACCCTCGGTGTCCACTGTCTTGGTGACGTCCTGCGATCCGCACACGGCGCAGTTCAGGCTCATGAGCCATCCCCTTTGCATTGCAGCGGCCCAGAAGGATCAGGCGAGTACCAGGAGCAGAACGTGCAGTCGACAGTCTCGACCGGGAACCACGAATACCTGTCCGGATTTATGTCAACCTGAAAGTCGTTGAGTAGGCAAATAACCTGCTCGCGCCGCGCCAGCACAGCATCGGTAACCGCTGGATCGTAGTCCTGGCTCCACACATGCAAGCTATGCAACGTCGCACCGCGGGGGACGAACGCAATCGCAACCCGTTTCACCTGGTGGCCGGCATTTTCAAACCCACGCGCATACAGATGCACCTGTGACTTGTAGACCGGGCCGGGATCTTTCCGGTAGCTCCGCAGCCGGGGTGTCCCGACCACCTTCCAGTCGATCACCGTCCCGGTGTCGCAGTCGAACAAGTCGCACGAACCTGACAGGCCCGGTGTGACCTCCACCCGCGTTTCGGTCAGCCAGCGTTCGCGCCCCAGCACCTCGTTGGCGTGCTGGGCGGCGCTGTCGAGCCAGTGATGCACCGCCGTGCCGATGATCGACGGCAGCGGATCGAAGGACGGGTTGCCGCCTGGTGCGGCCATGATGCCGTAGGCCATCCGGCGCATACACGGGTGGGACACATCGCTCGGACCCAGTTCCACCTGTAGATGTCGGGGAGTGGCAGCGTCCCGCGAGCGGATCATGCGAATCAGTTCATCTCGCAGCGGATCGCTGACGGGCTGCTCGCTGTCGAAGAAGTCAGCCGTGTCACTCATCGACGACCTCAAAACGGCGAACCTCAGTCACCCGCTTGCAGGACTCGTAGAGGTCGGGGTAGGTGTCCCGCAGGAACTTCTGGTCCAGGGCGTTTCTCTTGATGAACTTCCAGGTAACTACAACGTGGCCGTCAAGCTCGCCTTCGTCGCTGTCACCCAGGGCTTGCTCAAGCGCGTCCCGCGCCATCTCTTCTGTGGCCTTCAACTCTGCTTTGCGGTCCTTGACCATCTGGAGCGCTTCGACCGCCCAGCGGATTCTCTCAAGATCGACTGCCATCGAATCCCATCTGTACTAGTTCTTTTGTACTAGTTCTTTAAGCTTGGGAGAGCTTAATCCGCGGGTCCGACAGATGTCAAGGCTTGCGACATTACGGTGTGTCGCCGTATGTGTCACTCTTCCGCTTGCCTTGGGCGCTGAGTAGGACAGCGCAGTAGGACAGGACATGTAGGACACCCCCCCCCCCTCCCCCCCCTCCCTGCTCTTCCCTCTCTTCTAAGTATTTTATTATTATTTATTCATTTTTTTAATAACCTATACAAGGAGAGGCGCGGAGAGAGGCAGCCCCTCCGTCCTGTCCGTCCTGTCCGTCCTACACCTAGGACGCTTGTCCTTTGTCCTTTGTCCGTCCTACTGCCTAGGACGCTTGTCCTTTGTCCTATGTCCGTCCTACATCCAGAACACGCCGGATGTCGTAGTCATTGACAAAGGCTGACGGTTGTGGCAAGATGATTGGTGTGCTCTCACATGAACTTGCTGCACGCCGCCCGCATTGATAAACCGGGTCTTTTCGACCTGTTTTCCCCGGTAAAGGCGCACCCATGACCCCCACTCTCTAGGGCGAGGTACGACCTGTGCGGGCGGCGGCGCAGCTATGTTGCATAACGCAACACACCCCACTGGGAATGTCCGACAAGTCACCGTTGCCAGACATAGGAGACAGCCGATGGCCGACAACCTGCGTGACCGCATCGCCTACGCAATAGCACAGGCCGACGGCGACCCGCCAGGTATGGAGCCAGCGTCATTGGATTATGAGATGGCCGACGCTGTGATCGAAGCAATCGGGCTTCGCCAGGAAACCGTTGGCCTGATCCACCGTGGCCTGATCCACCGCTGGGTCACCGACTGGACCGACCCCACCCCGCCAGCGCCCCGCGGCCTGTGGGACATATTCGCCGAAGCAGACAAAGAGTGACCCTCCGGATCGGAAGCATGTTCTCCGGCAGCGGCATCCTCGACCGCGCCGTAGAGCGCGCCACCGCCGGCACCGTCGTATGGCACTGCGAAACCGACCCAGCCGCGAAAGCCGTCCTTGCCACACACTGGCCCGACACACCTAACCTTGGCGACGTCCGTCGCATCAACTGGTCGCGGGTCCGCTGGGGGATGGGGCCTATCGACCTGCTGTGCGGAGGATTCCCCTGCACCGACATTTCAGACGCAGGAAGCAGAGCGGGGTTGCGACCCGGCACCCAATCGGGCCTGTGGTCCGAAATGGTGCGCGCCATCGAGACTCTGCGCCCACCTCAGGTGTTCATCGAGAACGTCCGCGCTTTACTCACAACGCCCGCCAACAGAACTCCTATCATCAGCACATGCCGCCCAACCTCCGAAACATCCAATGGCACGCCCAAACCGGCAAGTGGATGGTGCGAGTCGTCGCTAACAAGCGAGTCCTGTACGGCGGGCTGTACACACACCTTGTCGACGCCATCGACGCCGCCGACAGCCTCCGCGCCCACGCCCACCAGCTACGCCGCGACAAACGGTTGCTTCCCTCCTGCTGGTGTTGCGGCCATGCCGAACATCTTCCCGGCCGTTGCGCCATCCAGTGGCGTGAAAGGTCCTGCCCATGCACCCCATAGCTTCGTGGAATCAGGTGTTGAAATCTTGGACACCGCTATCGGGGCAGTCCTGGGGGACTTGGCCGACCTCGGGTATGACGCTCAATGGGAAACTGTATCGGCGAGCAGAGCCGGTGCTCCCCACCGCCGACAACGCGTTTTCATTGTTGCCCACACCAGTTTCCTCTGACGCCTACCGCGGCCCGCACTGGAATAACCGAACAGGTGCCACACTCGCCCACGCCGTCATCCGCGCTGAACTTGACGAAACCTGGGACATCTACCAACCGGCAATCCGGCACTGGGAAATAGTCACGTCAAGAAGTGCGCCGGCCGCAGTGGAGGTCAACCGCAACGGCAACCTCAGAATCACCGTTGCTTTCGTGATCTGGATGATGGGCTGGCCCGAAGACTGGCTTGCCGGACTCTCCCGACCCAACCAACTCAAGCTGCTGGGAAATGGTGTCGTTCCCAGGCAGGCGGCACTCGCAATCGACGGCCTGGGCATCATCGTTGCGTGACACCGATTCGGCGCTGAAGCCCTGTACTCTGACGGCGTGGGGCAAGATTACTTCTGGGCCTTAGCTCTTATCGGTAGCCTCATGTTTGGTTTGCTGAACTGGAAACTAGACATCATGCGTGGACGAATGCAGGAGGATCACATGGAACTCGTAGATGAGCTGAAGTCCGTAAAGGATCAGCTGGAAAAGGCCAAGTCGGAAATCGTGGTCAAGGTCGGTGATCTCGAGGCCGCAGTCGTTGCTTCTGGAACTCCTTCTGTCGAGGTCACCAACGCGGTGGCTGAACTCAAAGCTGTGGCACAAGGCCTGGACGATGTAGTCGCCGACGTAGTCGCCGACGTCGCGGAAGCAGAAGTGGTTGCGGAAGCCCCAGCGGAAGCCCCAGCAGAAGTGGTTGCGGAAGCCCCGGCAGAAGTGGTCTCCGACGTTGCGGAAGTCCCGGTAGAAGCCCCCGTGGAAGTCCCGGTGGAGGCAGAGGCTCCCGCTGAAGTTCCGGAAGAAGTTCCGGTTTCCCCCAGCGAGTAAACCGGGTGTTGCATTTCGCAACACCGCACACTCGTCGACCTAATTGGCTGGTTCTTTGTGGATCTATGGGAACGGGAGCGGCAGTTGACAACGATCAAGATGTTGGCAGCAATTGGAGGTCTGCTGGTGCTGTCTTGGGGCGCACTGTTCGCCGGGGTGTGGGTCACCTGGACTGCGGCGGAATCGCTGCTAGGCCCTCGGTGAACGGCAGCGCGAATGAGCATTGATTATCGCGGTGAGAAATTCGGCGGCTACAACAAGCCGAAGCGCACCCCTAACCATCCGAACAAGTCTCACGCCGTGCTAGCCAAGGATGGCGACAAGGTTAAGCTGATTCGGTTTGGTCAGCAGGGCGTTTCGGGTTCGCCGCCCCGCCAGGGGGAATCTGCAGCGGCCAAGTCCCGCCGGGAGTCCTTCAAAGCACGGCATGCCGATAACATTGCGAAGGGCAAGATGTCGGCGGCATATTGGGCCGACAAAACCAAGTGGTGAGATTTCACTCCGTCTGCACGGATTTCACCGCAGGGTAGGCGCACTCAGGCGCGCAAGACGCCAACCCCACGATAAGTCCGGCTAGGAACGCGAGTGCCGCGTAGGTGATCGTAGCCTCTCGCGTAATCCACATCAGTTCACTGTGACATGAATGTGGTCGTAATGGGCCGCGACTTGCCACAGCGTGTAGCTCACCCCGAAGTTCCCCGACTGGCTCAGGATGTCGGCGTGGATGGCGTTCCCCAGGCTGGCGTTTCCGCCAACCATGATGTCGATAGCCCGCCCGCTCGGGTGATCTGGGTACGGGTCGGCCCGGACCCCGCCGATGGACAGCACGCCTGGGTAATTCGCACGGATGTAGCTGGCGAGATTCGCCGCGTTGGGCACCAGGCCAGACCCGCCGACGAGAGGGACAGCGCGGGCCGGCATAGCGGGCAGCAGTGCCGTACCTAGAGCAGCGAGCGCACCGGCGCGTAGAAACCGTTGTCTGTTCATCACGAAAGGGTAACGAACTAGCGCGTCGTGGGCCACGATCATCAGCAATCGCGGCTTATGCTTCACTGTATGAAAGCCTCCACAGTTCTCGGTGTGACGTCCGCCGTTGCCGTCCTCACCGTGGTTCTTTTGGTAACAGTGACGCCGACCGTCATCGTCGATCACGCACTGAGGGCCTTCGTTCGAGTCATCCGCCGCTGAGCCGGGTTGCGGGGCGTGTGGCGATCCCATCGCCCCGCAACCACCACAGTCGCACGCCTCTTCTAATCGACTGCGGGGCTGACCAGCCGATTCTGCATTCTTGGCGCATCAACCTTCGGCGGTGATGCCGCGCACGTCATTCTTGCAACTTGTCGAATTCATAATGGATAGATCAATCCCAGACATACGTCGGGGCCGGCCCGCCGCCAAAAAAAAACGCCCCACCGCCGGAGCGGTGGGGCGTTTCGTTGGCGCTAGGCCGTGGCGCGGCGCGGCTTCGGCTTCGGGCCGGAGATCCCGGTGGGATCGGCCGGAGCACCGGCGAGCGGAGCCGCCGGAGCCGCCGGAGCCGGAGCCGGAGCCGGAGCCGGAGCCGGAGCCGCCGGAGCCTTCGCCGGAGCCTTCGCTCCGCTCGTCAGCGCGTCGAATGCGCCGAACTGGGTGACGGCTTCGCTGACCAACTTGAGCACCCAGGCGCGATCCTCCGCGCTCATGTCGGGACGCTCGTCGCTGACCATCTTGAGAGCCGTTTCGAGTTGCGACTTCGCCCGACTGATCGCCTTCGCCTTCGCCTTCGCTTCGGCTTCGGCTTCGGCAGCGGCCACGGCTTCGGCTTCGGCCTTCGCCTTCGCCTTCGCTTCGGCTTCGGCGAACCGTGCCACGGCTTCTCCGGCGGCAGCGGCTTCGGCTTCGCTTGCTCCGTTGGCAGCGGCTTCGGCAGAGGCTTCGGCAGCGGCGTTCGCCACGGCTTCGGCCACGGCTTCGGCTTCGGCCTTCGCCTTCGCTTCGGCTTCGGCAGCGGCAGCGGCAGCGAGTGCGCGTTGCTTGCTCCGTGTCACCTGAGCCGGGTCGACGTGAACCAACGCCGCCAACTCACGAACGCCGATTGCGTTGGGATCGGCGCTGTAAAGCTCCGTGACCAACTCGTCGCGGAGAAGCTTGTGCAGCACCGGGAAGCGCGATCCGATCGACTGGTAGTAGCTCGTCGCGCTCCGGTACAGCTTGCCCGTTTCTCCGTCGATGGTGCGCTTCCAAACCTCTGCCTCGTGAATGTCGAGGATCGCGGTGGCGAGTGCTGCCGTGCTGACGATGAAACGCTTTGCGTCGACCTCCGCCGTCTGGAACGCCGAAACCAGAGCGTTGGTCAATTCCGTGTCGCTCCGATCCTGGGCAACCTGGGTGACGGTGCCGGTGTTGGTTGTGCCTTCGACCTTCATGTGTTTTCTCGTTTCGTTCTCGTTGGGTGTCCGACCCGACCGGGCCGAACAACGAGAACGTTACGGCATATGCCGGAGAGTGTCTAGAGGGTTTCAAGCCGTGTCTTCGCCACGCTTGACGTGTTGCGAAACGCAACACCCGCCGGAGCCGCCGGAGCCGGAGCGCCGCCGGAGCCGCCGGAGCCGTTCGAACAGCCGTTCGACCGGGCCTGGTTCGAACGGCTGTTCGAGCCGGCAAAGCCGCAGCGTAGGCCGGGGGCGGCAGCCCCACCACCGAACACCCACCACACGTACATCGGAAGGCGCGCGCCCCGACATCGGAAGGCCCGCGCACGGACATCGGAAGGCGGCGCGAAGCAGCACGCGCACGCGCACGAATCGGAATCGGAGTCGCGCCGCGCACGGATCGGAGCCGGGGGATCGAGCCGCTGCACACGGAATCGGAATGGCGCAGCCCGCCCACGTCATCGGAATGCAGCGGCAAGCGTGTTGCGTTTTGCAACACTTAGTTACCCACTTGACGATCCTGGAAGGTCGGCGTAACGTAGTACCCATCAGCAACACACCACATCACAGCAACAGAGAGGCACGAACATGTCCCAGTGGATTGCTTTCAGCATCGGCGCGATCGTCGCCAGCGGCTTCGGCAAGGCCTTTTACTTCCCGGCGCGCCCCGTCCGCATCAACCGGCCCTGACTGATGGGCATGGGCCGGGGTGTTGCAATTTGCAACGCCCCGGCCCATCAACTTCCCACACATATCGGAGGATCATCCCATGACTGAACGGCTCTACATGTTCCGCGCCCCGGGTGGGCGCCTTGAGCACGTCACCCGCGACCGCATCGTCACGCTCTGCGGCGAGGACGCCCGTTACGGGGCGAAGTACACCCACGCCGACAACCGTGTCGATAGCGTGGTTCGGCCGCTCTGTAAGTGGTGCCGGTCGGCGCTCTGATTTGCCGGCATTTGGGGCCGGGGTGTTGCAATTCGCAACGCCCCGGCCCTTTTTTGCGTTTCGGGCCTGCCTGACCTGCCCTTACGCAATTGCGACCCTATTGACATTTAGGGCTGTCTATGGTAGAGTATTAGTTAGTAGGTCAGAGTTGGGCCGAAAAAAAACTTCCGCGCCGAAAAAATCCGGCCCGGAAAAAATCCGTGCCGAAAAAATTCGCGCCGGAAAAAACAGTGTTGCAAAACGCAACACCCAGAAAAAAGAGAGAGACAGCAATGTCCGATCAAAAAACAGCAGTCCGACCGCTCAACGTCATCGCCGCGGAAATCTCCCGGCTCTGGGAGAGGCCGTACTTCGGCGCAGTCCCGTTCATCAACGCGATGCGCGGCCTGTCCGCGATCACCGACACCTACGGCTACGAGGACGGCGAAAGCGTCGTGCTGTACTTCCTGTCCAACGCGACGACGTGGCGCGGGGACGACGCCCGCCGGATCAAGGCCGAGCTGAAGGCGGCACTGAAGGGCGTAGGCAAGTGACCGACGCGGAGTTTCAGTATTACCGCTGCGGTTGCAGCGCGTACATCACCTACGAGCGCGCCGCCAACGGCGACGTGCTCAATTGCACGGTTCTGGAATCGCCGGAGCCGTGCAAAAACTCCGCCGTTCACCCCGGCTGATCCCGCTGACAGCGAGGGCCGGTGTTGCAATTCGCAACACCGGCCCTCGTTGCCGCCCTACGGCAATCCTGCCGCCGGGTAAGGGAAAAACGAGAGAGACGCCATGAAAAACGTCAACGCGATTTACCTGGGTCGGGCTATCGCCTGCACCCGCATTGAGCGCGGCATGAAACGTAAAGACCTCGTTGCGGCCGCGGGTATCAGCTACCCGTTCCTCGCGGAGATCGAGAACGGTAAAAAGTGGCCGAGCTTCCAAACCTTGGACGTTCTCGCCGCCGCGCTGCGTACCACGTCGCTGGATCTGCTTTCCCGCGGTAAGCAGATCGGCGACGACTTCCCGGTGTTGCAGATCGCAACAGAGGCCGGGAAATGAAGCGCGGCAGCATCGCCGCCGTGCAAACGTCGGTGGAGCGCCGTCAGCGTTCGCTGCTCAGCCAGATCGCCACGCAACGTGCGATCTTGGCGCGTGCGGAGGCTCTGCTCGCCGAGTTGACCGCCGAGTTGCACGAGACGGCACCCGGCGCGTACGGCCGGATGCTAGAGCAGAAAACCGCCGAAATCTTGCAGCGGCAGGAGTCTTTCACCCTTTGACGGTTGGGCCGGTGTTGCATTTCGCAACACCGGCCTTTCCGCCTCCCCACGGCAATCCCGCCGCGGGGTCAGGGAAAGAGAGGCAATGAGATGAAGTGCAGCTACGGCGATATGGGCATCAGGCTCATCCGTGGGAAGCCGCCGACTGAGCGGTATGCGGCCGTGTGCCGCAACTGCGAGTGGGTGGGCGCGCACACCACGTCTGTGGTGGCGTCGCGTATGGCGAAGCTTCACGTCAAGGAGGGCGTTCGATGAGCGACGACGTTCCTGACGGCGAATTGGTGTATCGACTGCGCCACGGGATCGCGCACGGGATGAATCCCGAAAGTATGCTCGCCGGTGCTGTCGCCGACGGCATGAGCGAGAAGCGGGCCGCCAAGCTGCGGGATATGCTGCGCCACCCCGCCGGCACGGCCGAGTTCAACGCCCGGAAGCAGGGGCGATGAGCTGGACTCCTTTCCTTGTCGGAGGGGGGATGGGCGTCATCTGGATTTTCCTTAAGGAGTCAATGTTCCGCTGACGGTTTGGCCGGGCGTTGCAATTCGCAACACCCGGCCTTTCCGCCGCCCCACGGCAATTCCGCCGTGGGGTAAGGGATAAGAGAGAGGAAACGGCCATGTCCGATAGGACTAGCCACCGCCGCAGTGCGCGGCGGCGTCACATCAAGCAGCTTCGCGCCCTGGGCGGGTATGCCCCCGGTGAGCCGATGAGCGTTCTTTGCGACCGGTGCGGTCTGCCGTGCTTGTGGCAGGAATGCTTCGAGACCTGCAAGAGCAAGTCTCGTACTGAGACGGTGCGCTGATGTGGGAGTTCGTGGCCTTGTCGATGCTGTTCTGGGCGATCATCCTGTGGGTGTTCGCGTTGTTCGCGCCGAAGTGATCTTCCGCTGACAGTGAGGGCCGGTGTTGCGAATTGCAACACCGGCCCTTTCCGCCTCTCCACGGCAATCCCGCCGTGGGGTAAGGAAGAGAGAAAGAAGAAAGTCATGACGAATGACGAGTTTCTGGAACAGGTCAGCAGCGATCTGACCACCGAAGTGCAGCAGGCGTTGGAGTTGCTGCGCGATAAGGGTTTCGCTGTGGCCGCGTTCACTCCTAGCGAGTTGCGCGGTGCTTGCCCCGATCACATCGAGGACGCAATGGTTCAGATGGGGTGGGATGCTATCGACATGAACGCCACCGAGCCGCGCCCCGACGAAGAGGGCGAGGCGGCGTGATGTCCGATCAAGCGGATTTGCTGCTTGAACAGTTCGAGGTCGGTAACCGGGTGGAGTTGCATCCGGCCACGGATCGTTGGATGCGTGGGGATCAGTTCGGCACGGTGGCGAAGCTGGGCCGGGTCTACGTCCACGTCAGGATGGACCGCTCCGGTCAGACGATCAAGGTCGCGCCGGAAAACGTGGTGCTGCTGTGACGTCCACCGAGGCCGCGATCCAGATCCAGCTCGCGGATTTGGAGGCTGACATTGACCGCGCCATGCGGTTCGCGGCTGATTGCGATGCGAAGGGCCGCAAGGCCAACATCAAGTCGTGGATCGCGGCGTCTGAGCGCCTGTTTGCGAGGGCGGAGAGGCTGGATGCGGAGGCCGCGGTGTTGCGGCGGCAGTTGCGGATCGCTGCGGAGACCCGCGCCGCGTATGAGCGCGCTCAGGCGCGATGACAGGGAGGGGCGGGGTGTTGCGATTCGCAATGCCCCGCCCCTTTTTTCGCTCGGGTGTTCGCGCCGGCAAAGACTTGTGTATTACTACCCCATTGACAAAAGGCCCCTGACCTGGTAGAATGTAGTTAGAAGGTCAGAGTTGGGCCTTCAATCCGGTGTTGCGGATCGCAACACCTTCCCCACGAAAACAGAGAGGCACAGCGATGTGCGATAACTCCATCACCGCGACTTCAGTCGCGCTACTCAAGGCCGAAGATGCTTTCGATGCCGCGACGGTCAAGATCGTCCGCGTCGCCGATCAGGTCGTCGGCCACCTGCTGATCGACGGCTTGGCGGCGCTACGCGCCGGTGACACTCACATCACCGACGAATACCTCGACCGTGCGATCCGCCAGATTCAGGGCGCACTGCGCGCCCGCATCGACGCCAACGACGCCCGCGTCGACGCGCTCAACGCCGACCGCGTTGCCCGCGGATTGCCCGCACTGTGATCGTTCCTGTCCGGCGCGTCGATCTGGAGTACCCGGCGCGCACGGACGGCAACGGTGTGACGTGGTACCGGCCTGCCGATACCGACGCGCCGTGGGGATGGACGTCTGATCCCGACCAGGCACATCCGTCGTACTTCAACCCTCATGCCCTGGTGTTGCAGATCGCAACACCGTCGAGAAAGGAAAACAGATGAAAGAAGTCAAGAAAATCTACGAGGTTTGGACCGGCGAAGGCGACCGCCTCATTTCCACCGCCGACTACGACCAGGCGCACAAAGTTCGCGGCGAGGCCCATGCCGCCGGCAAGTACGCCAAGATTCACACGCACCGCGAGTGGCCGTGCGGTGACTGCGGCACGACCGTCCACGCGAGCGGCCGGGACACCGACTGCGACAAGTGCGGGGCGTGCTATTCGATGTACGGCCAGCGGCTGAACCGCAACTGGCGCGACAACATGTCCAACTATGACGACGACGTGTCGGACATGGACGGCGCGGAGGTCGCCGCGTTGCGCCGCGACAACTTCCTCGACGGCATCGTCCTCGGCGGCGGCTCGTGAGCGCCTCCGATGTGCGGTGGAACGCCGCATATCTGCTGGCTGTTGCGTTTCGCAACCCCGAAGTCGTGCGGGCCGTCATCCGGCATCCCCGCACCGCCGCCCTCGGTTTCGTCGAGGGCGGCGGTGACGTGGGTTTGACGTTCGGCGATGTGCGGGACGAGGCCTACGACATGGGCCGTGCGGTTCGCCGGATCGGGTGGGACGAATGACGGTTTCTCGCACCGTCGAGTCGTTCGACCTGTACGTGTGGCGTGGGCATTGGGTGTTGCGGTCGCGCCACAACAGCCACGCCGACCTGCTCAAAGCTTTGTCGCAGGTCGAGGCGGGTGTGCGCCCTCAGGTTCGGCGTTCCACCCGCCGGGTGGTCGGGTTCACCCAGCCCGACCGCCCGACTGCGGCCCGCGCTCACCGTGAGGCTGTCGCTGACGCGATGGTGGTGCGCGCTCAGGCCATGAAGTTGTACAAGTCCAGCGCCAACGGAACCGAGTTGGCGTCCATCCCCGAAGAAGGAGTTATCAAGTGATCGACAACGAAGTGTTGCAAAGCGCAACAGGGTCCATCGTCACCGTCCCGCAGATCCACCAGCTGTATGTCATCACCGACGCGGCCTCGCGCAGCGCCAAGGTGAGGTGGTTGGGCGATGACGGCCACACCATTCATTCGGGCACCGCACGGCACGTCGTGAACTCGCCCGAGAACTTCGGGTTCATCCGAAGCGATCAGGATGTTCGTGATGCGTATCTCCGCATCACCAGCGTCACCGGCATGGAGCACGCGGTGCCGATCAGACGGCTGATGTATCTGGTCGAGATGGGTGGATTCGCGGTGGATTCGTGACCGGCACGATCACGGCGACCACGCATGACGCCACGTTCGGCGTCGTGTCGGTCACTAAGCGAAGCAGCCGGCCGTATTCGCACGCGGTGATCCGCGTGTCCGATGCGGGTGATGTTTCGGCGTCGTTCCACATGTCACGGGCTGCTGCGGAAAAAGCGGGTGGCCGACCGGCACCCGGTATCACCCGGCACGTCGTTTCTGTCGAAAAACGCGGGATTTTGCTCGACCCGCACAACGCCGAAATGCCTTTCGGGTTGACGCCCATCCGTGTTGCAGATCGCAACACTGAACACAAGGAGGAAAACAAGTGAGTAATGTCCCCGCCTCAACGAGGTATCCGGCTCGGTTTGATCCGACTGTCGGTGAGTACGGCCGCCGCGTCTACACCGACGGCGATCCGGTGTTCACCACCGACGGAAAAAAGCTCGTTCAGGGTCTTCGTGTTTTCACGAACAACCTCGACCGTGGGACGGTCGATCTGTCCCGCGCCGGTTACGACTGGCATGGCCCCGAGGATCGGTGGCAGTTGTGGTTCGATGTGGTGTTGGATCACGACTACAAGGGCAACGCTGTCGATGGGCGGCGCGAGTTGCAGTCGGATTGCCGGGTGACCACCCGTTTCGATGGGAGGGATGCGTGATGTCCGATCTGTCTGATCGCATACGGAAAACTTTCGACGATGATTACGGGCGGCACGCCTTGGTCATCGCGGAGGACGAGTTCGAGCCGTCGTTCGGGCGGGTCGATGTCATTCTTGTCCTTGAGAAGAACGGCGGTCCCCGTCTGCACCCGTCGCGGGTCGCTCCCGGTTACAAACCGACCCACGTCAGGGCTTTCGCGCTGCCATTCCTTCTATCCTGCTGACAGTGACAGCCGGTGTTGCAAGACGCAACACCGGCTTTCGCTGTGTCATCAACCGAATCGAACAAAGGAAAAAATCGAATGAAAAGACTGCTTGCTGTATCGGCAATGATGGTTCTGGTCCCCCTTCCCTCCGCTCATGCGGGTCCGATCGGCGAGGGGTGCGTGGAGGATTTCTGGATGTGGAAAGGCCTGCGTTCGGCTACCCGCATGATCTGTGACGGGGACCGCAAGGCTGACGGGTCGTGGACTCGGGTGCGAGGCTTCTTCGACAACAGGTATTACGTCCCGTTCCAGTGCGGCAGTTATTCCTGCTGGGGCGGGTACTGGGTTGATGAACTGGAAGTGATCGACCGCTATTCGGTCACTGATGCCACCGTGCTGCCGGATGAGCCGGGGTGGATACCCTCGGCTGAGCCGCGGGTGGTCAAGGGATGAGGCGGTGTTGCATTTCGCAACATCTGCCGTGGAACACGAAAAAGGAAAGGATGATCGACATGGAAGAAAGAACATTCGACGACACCTATGGGCGTCACGCTTTGGTGTTGCGTCCCGGTGATGACGGGCCGGCGTTCGGTCGGGTCGATGTGACCCAGTTGGGTTTGGTGGGCGATCCGGTGTTCATGCCGGTGGGCTATTCACCGGCGCACGCGGCGGTGACCGAATGATGCATCGTGTGCGGGTGGGGTTTTTCCTCACCATTCTGCTCGGGGCGATGTGGGCGTCCGCGGGTTTGTTCGCCCCCACGGACACCGAGTTCCTGACCGGGACCTTGGTGGCGATGGCGGGGCTGATCGGTCTGGGCGCGACTGACTGGATTGACCGATGAGCGACATTCTGGATGAGTGCCGCAGCCGGTTCGGTATCTCGTTTTCGGAGGCGATGACCGGCGGTGGTTGTTGCGCGTTGGAGGCCCGCCTGGAGTCGGGGCATTGGCTTGTCGCCACCGACGAGGCTCTGTGCGGGTTTCGTGAGCGCCAAAAATATGAGGCCGATCCGGAGCACCCCAATATGGGGTGGTCGATCGGCATCTATCCGGACGCTGGCGGCGACGAGGGTTGGTTCGGTGTCGATTCGATTGTGGATGTGGTCGATATCGACGCTCGCGCCGAGAAGCTTCCCGACATGATCGAGTTGGCGTTGGCAGAGTTGGCGGGTGTTGCGAAACGCAACGCCCAGAAGAAGGGAATGCAGTGAGCGAGAACGAGAAGGCCCCGCTGATGGGCACGCCCACCGATCCGGTCATCCCGTGGGGCACCTTGCCGGTGCCCGACGAGGGGCTGCAGGACGCGGCGTCGGGATACCCGTCCCGACGGACGCTGCCCGAGGCGCTTGACGCCGCTAAGGATGGCAAGGAGTTTCAGCAGGTCATTCAGGGGTTGTTCCGTGGCCTGGAAGCGGCGATGGACGCGGAGAAAGAAGATGACGGTAGATGAATCCGCTGCTGGTGGCTTGTCACTACTGCGGTGCCCGTCCGGGCGAACCGTGTCATCAGACCATGCTGGATCACTGCACCCCGGTGGGGCCGCACAGGATGCGTCAGGCGTGGGCGAACGAACAACAGGGAGAAGGTGTGTGATGGAGCCGCAGTGGAAAGCCGGGGATCTCGCGGAGGTCGAACCGGATCAGGTCGTTCAGGTGATGTACGACGAGAGGGACGGGAAGGTGTTGGTGCGTGACATCGACACCTCTTACCGAAAAATGTCGGTGTCGGATTTGTGGGCGTTCGCGTCGGCGGGTGACAAAAACGCTGTTGCGGAGTTGCGTCACCGGACTGATCCGAGTTTGCCGGCCCCCCTGCCGGGGTATGTCGTGTCCTATGTGGACGTGAGTGTGTTGCGTTCCGCAACAGTTGGGGCGGCGTCGTGGGAGAGGGAGTCGCGGTGAGGATCAAGATTCTCAAGAGGATCGTCAAAGATCGTCAGGCCGAAAAGATCGACGGCGTGCTGGTCGATACGTTGACGGCACATGCGTTGTTGATGTGCTGGGAGGCGGGGAACGACAACACCAAGGAAATGATCGCTACGGGCGACATTGGTGTTATCGGTCGATCGGCTCTGCGGATATGCAGCAAGGCCCAGAAAAGCTAGTTACCCTATTGACAAACAGGCCCTGACCTGGTAAAATAGGTATTAGAAGGTCGAAGTCTGCCTTCAATTCGGGTGTTGCGATTTGCAACACCATTCCCCACGAAAAAAGAGAGTAGGAAAATGCCCACCGCAGAAACAAAACCAGCAGAAACTCCTGTTGCAGAACGCAACACCCCCACCAGAGGCCAGAAAGCCGGTCAAGCGATCACACTCGCTCTGAGGGCACGCTGCGCCGGGTTCTGGATCGTCTCTAAAGACGAAGCGCGCACCGAGCAAGACCTCATCCCGGCCATCGCCAAGGCCGGATACCGGCCCCGCATCTGGGACATCGCCACCGGCGCAGTCGACATCGACGGCTCCCCGGTCCGCGGCAACCCCGACTACAACGCCGCGGAAGGCCCCGACGAAATCCTCAAAATGATCGAGGACAAGTCGAAGGCCAACATCTCCAACAGCGACGCCGACCGAAACGTCTGGATTCTTCGTGACCTGAATCCGTGGCTCGACGGCGTTGCCGGTGCGGTGACCATGCGGAAACTCCGCAACATGCTGCGCCCCGACGGTTTGTCAGGCACCCCGCGTAACGTCGCCCAGGCAATCATCATCATTTCTGCCGGTGACCCGCCGCCGCCGGCCCTGTCCAACGGCGAACTCGACGTGATCAATTGGCCTCTGCCTGACCGGGACGAGATCAACGAGATCCTGGAAAATCAGGTCAGCGTGCTTCCGAACACCGACACGAATCCGCTGCAAACGTCGGTGAAGAAAGCTCTCAGCCAGGGCGGTATCCGCGATGCGGCTGTCGATGCGGCTGTCGGTCTGTCCTCGCTGGAAGTTCAGACCACGTTCGCCCGGTCGCTGATCGAGGGCGGGAAGATCGACGTGGCTGCGATCAGCGCGGAGAAGAAACGGCTCATCAACCGTGAACCGGCGCTGACGTACTACGAGCCTCGCCCCGGCGGGTTCGATTCTGTGGGTGGGCTGGACCTGTTCAAGGAGGCGATGGCTCGCACCCGAATGACCTTCACACCGGAAGCCCGCGCCTACGGTCTGAAGCTCGCCAAGGGTGTGATGCTGCTCGGCGTTTCCGGCTGCGGTAAAACGCTGTCCTGCCAAGCCCTCGGTTCGGAGTGGGGCTGGCCGGTGATGCGTCTGGATATCAACGCCTTGAAGGGCAAGTATGTCGGCGAGTCGGAGTCCCGGCTGCGGTCGATCTTCGCCCTGATCGACGCGATCGGTCAGTGTGTTGTCTACATCGACGAAGTTGAGAAGGCGTTGCAAGGTGCAACAGGTGGCTCGTCGGACGGCGGCGTGTCCTCTGATGCGTTGGGTGCGATCCTGACGTGGATGCAGGACCGCAGCGGTCAGGCGTTCGTGTGCATGACGGCCAACGATCCGTCTGCGTTGCCGCCGGAGTTCCTTCGCAAGGGTCGGTTCGATGACATCTGGTTCATTGACCTGCCGACGAAGGCGGAGCGTGCGTCGATTACTGCGGCGACGTTGCGGAGCAATGGCCGTGACGCCGAAAAGCTGGGCATCGACTTGCACGCGGTGGCCGATGCGACTGTCGGGTTCAACGGTGCGGAGATTGCCGCGGCGATCGAAGGTGACGCCATGTTCAGCGCCTTCGCTGACGGGGCGCGTGAGGTCACCACCGACGACATCTTGTTGGCGGCATCCAAGGTGATCCCGCTGTCGAGGACGTCGGCAGAAAAGATCGAGGCGCTGCGCACAACGTGGTCGGGCCGTGCCCGGCTGGCGACGCGGCCCGACACCACTGCACCGCAGGCGAAGAAGGGCGTTCGGACGCTCGACTTCTAGCACGACCTTGGGTGTTGCAAACCGCAACACTTCCACCCACTGAAAAGAAATGAGGAAAGAAAATGAGTGACGTCAACATCCGCACCATCCGTCCCGGTCTGCTGGTGAGCGTTCATGCCCGCCAGTCGGGTAACCGCAGCTACCAGAAGCGGGACATCGAACGCGCCCATCTCACCGAGTCGGGCACTGAGCGTTCCAGCTGGGCCACCACAAAGATCGTGTTCGATCCGGAGGAGGCAAAGCTGGCGAGCCAGGTCGCTAACCGGGCCAGGTATCTCATCACCAGGCTGTGCGCTGACACGGCCCACGGCCCGCTGTGTCCTCTGGATCGCCGCGACGACCTGAAGGAGGCAATCAAGGAGGCCCGTAAGCTGACCGCCGAGTTCAACGACAAGGCCGTGTTCTCCCGCGTCGAGATCAACGTCATCTGCGGCGAGGTTGTCGCCGACGACGTGGAAGCTGCTCGCGCCCTGTTCTCCGAGACGGAGAAGTTCATGGCGCAAATGCAGGAGGGCCTGAAAGAACTGGACGTGAAGAAGGTTCGTGCCGCAGCCGCGAAGCTTCTCGACATCGGCCAGATGCTGTCGGTGGGGGCGAACGCCAATGTCGCTGCCGCGGTGAATACGGCTCGTGCCGCGGCCCGAAAGATCGTCGCTTCCGGCGAGCAGGCTGCCATCGAAATCGACCAGCAGGCGATCGCGAAGATCGGTGTTGCCCGCAGTTCGTTCTTGGACTTCGGGATGTCCGGCGATGAGGTCATCATCGAGCATGAGCGGCTCGGCCGTGCGTTGGATTTCGAGAGCCACCCGGTGGTGGAAACTCGGGTCCGCGTCCAGCCGCCCAGCATGGACCTCGATTTCGAGGATGCGATCTGATGCCATGTAACACGAAGCTCAAGAAGGGTCAGACGGTCGCTCAGCGTGCCGCCGAGCTGCGCAAGCGTGGCGAGCAGGTGGACAGGCTGCTTGCCGGCGGTCGCGTCGGGGTGAAGGTCGGGCCGCAGGGCGCGGTCACGTTCACCGGCATCCCCGAAGATGTCAGGGATGGCATGACCGACGCCTGTGTGTACAGGGCGATCATGGCGCGTGGCTCGCATCAGGCGAAGATGGCGATCGCCAAGGCTGAGCGTCTGGCTGGTCGGACTGTCGACAAGAAGGTGGTCGCGTCGGGTTTGCACTCACATGATGGGGGGAACTCGTGGCATCCGAAGGGGTGAAAGCGCCCGTCCAGGCCGGTGACCGTGTGCGGGTCACCGGCCGCATGGACGACCCTTACCCCATCCCTGTCGGTGCTGAGGGGACGGTGGATTGGGTCGGCCAGTGGACCAGCGAGTACACCCGCCAGATCGGGGTGAAGTGGGACAACGGTCGCACCCTGATCCTGCTGGGTGGCGATCCGTACGAAGTGATCCGTGGATGAGGCAGAGGTCTGGATTCCGATACCCCGCTATCCGGACTATGCCCGCTGTTCCTCGGCACGTTTCTGCCGCGCCCTGCGGTGGGAGTGTCGGAAAGAAAAAGGTGTTGCGGTTTGCAACACCGCTCCACAAGAAGGAGGTACACAACGATGCGCTTGACGCGCAGCGATCATCACGACCTGGAACCGACAGTGTTGGTTCGGGCACCGCGCCCTGGCGATCAGCAGCAGATGAAAAAACTTCTGCCGTGGTTCACGCCGATTCTCGTTTATCGGATGGACGGCGAGGAATGGGTTCGGTGGCATGTTCCGCACGCAGTCGCAGAGGACATCGGCATTTCCGGTGGCTGCGTCTGCTGCGGCACTGGCGCCCTTGAGTCCGAGGGCGGCTTTCATGTCGATACGAGCTGGTCGGATACGTCCTGGTGGCTCACCGACAACGGGTACGAGTTGCCCGCTTACGGTGTTGCGGATCGCAACACCGACACCCCACAGAAAGAAGGTAATGAAAAATGACAACACCCAACAAGGTGGAAACACCAATGACAACCGGAGTGCTGGAACATCTCGACCCGAACGAGATCGAGGTCGAGACGAATGTGAGGACGGAGGCGTCCCTCACGAAGCAGTTCGTCGCCAGCGTCAAGGAAAACGGCGTGCTGGTGCCGATCGTCGCGGTGCGGGAGGGCGGCAAGGTGAAGGTTCGTGCCGGTCAGCGCCGCACTCTGGCTGCCCGGGAAGCGGGGCTGACTTCCATTCCGGTGTACATCTCTGACGCCGCGCTGGATACCGCCACCCGGCTGTCGCAGCAGATCGTGGAGAACGATCAGCGTCTGGCGCTGACCTCCGTGGACCGCGTGAAGGGCATCCAGCAGCTGTTGGACACCGGGCTGTCGGTGACAAAGGTCGCTAAGCGGCTGTCGGTGTCACCGGAGCGGGTGAAGAAGTCCAAGTCGGTGGGCGAGTCGGAGACGGCGATGTCCGCGCTGGAGGCCGGGACGGTCACGTTGGACGAGGCAGCAGGACTTGCCGAGTTCGAGGGCGATGAGCGTGCCAAGAATCGCCTAATGGCTGCGGTGGGCCGTCCCTATTTCGAGCACGAAATGGAGCGTCTACGGAGGGATCGTGCCGCCGAAATCGAGCGGGAGAAGGCGTCGGAGCCTTGGCGTAAGAAGGGTTTCGCAGTGGTTAAGCGCCGTGAAGTTGCTGACATGCCAGCGGTGCCGTTGCACGCGTTGCTGACGGCTGACGGTGAAGCAGCCGACGAGTCAGCGGTGAAGAATCCGGCGAACTGGGCGATCACGTTGAGCGACGAGGCGGTTTTCGTCGACATGGAAGGCAATCCTGTCGATGAGTCTCTGATCGACTGGGCGACGGAGAACGATCCTGAGGCGCAGGCCGCTGAGGGGATGCTGCACTGTGATTCGGTTGACGAGAAAACCGAGTGGGTTCCCGACGTCTACTACTGCATCAACCCGGAGGCCGAAGGTCTGACGGTCAGCGAGTGGCACAGCGTTGGTGTCTCACCTCCACCCGATCTGACTTCTGTGGATCTGGAACAGAAGGCCGCGGAGAAGGCGGAGCGCCGTCGGGTGGTCGTGCTGAACAAGGCCGGCGATGCTGCGATGACGGTGCGCCGTAAGTTCGTCACCGAGTTGTTGCAGCGGAAAACCCCTCCGAAGGGGACGGCTCCGTTCATCGCGGAGCGTCTGATCGCCGATCCGTATCTGTTGCAGCGGGGCGGCGATGTTGCTGGCGAGTTGCTGGGTGCCGATATTCGGTCAGGGGAGTTGCTGGATCATGTCAGCGATGCTCGCGCCGAGGTTGTCCTGCTGGGGGTGACGTTGGGTTCGTTGGAGTTCCTGACGGGCCGGGATGAGTGGCGTCGCCCCGGTGATTCTCCGGCGGCGTATCTGCGGTTCCTGGCAGCGAACGGCTACGGGCTGTCGGCGGTTGAGCAGGTGATCGTCGGCGAGAAGTCGTTGGCTGAGTGCTACGAGGAACTGAACCACTAGTACCCCCTTGACAAAAACCCTTGTCTAGGGTAGAATAATAGGTGAAGGGTTGAAGTCTGCCCGCCGGGAGTTGACTCCCGGCGGGCACCCCTCACCGTGTTGCAAACCGCAACACCCCAGCAGAAAGGAAACGCACATGCGGCAATGCCTGGTTTGCGGCGGGGCCTTCGATATTCCATCCCACCGCGGACGGCCACCGGAGACATGCTCGCCGGAATGCCTCAACAAACGCAAAGCTCAGCAGCGAAAAGAAACGAAGAACCGCGCCATCGAACGCGGATGTCCCGACAACATGCACGGCACACAGACAGGTGCCACCCACTACGAGTGCCACTGCATCAAGTGCCGCACATGGTGGCGCGACTACCAGCGGGCTAGACGCGCAGCACAAAAAGCTGCCGCGACGCACTGACTGGGTGTTGCAAACCGCAACACCTTTCACCTTTCCCCACGAAAGAAAGCAGGTAAATCATCATGGCTGCACCCTCCACCCGCTCCATCGCCAACCTCGATCTGACCGTCGGGCTGGTCAGCTGCCCCGTCAAGATGGTGGGCATCATCGAGAACCACGACCGCAAAGGTTCGATGTACCACCAGCACGACGACGGCAGCTACGGCAAAGTCAAGATGCCGAAGTCCTGCGAGGGCTGCGGCGAAACCCTCAGCTCGCACGAAATCTGCAAAGGCTTCGACGAGAACGGCGAGACGATCGTCCTCACCGCCAGCGAACTGGAAACAGTCGCCGCCAACACCGGCACCTCGCTGGAGGTTCCCGAGTTCGTCAAAGCCGATCAGATCGACCCGATGCTGTTCGCCGACCAGAACGTCTACCGGCTGATCCCCGACCCCAAGCGCAAGCAGGCCGAGGTCACCTACAAGATGATCCGCAAGGTGCTGGCCGAGGACGGCATCGTCGGCATCGTCACCTACGTCCGGTGGGGACGTAACCACCTGGCGTTGCTGGACATCGAGCAGACCACCGGCTCCCTCATCATCCGTAACATGATGTGGCCCGACGAGTTGCGCGAAGCCAGCGGGGTTCCGGACAGTGACGCCGATGTCGATCCCCGGCTGATGCCGGTGATGCGGTCGCTGGCCGAGACGATGACCAAAACCTGGAAGCCGTCCGACTACACCGACACCTACACCGACAACCTCAACGAGGCGATCAGCGTGAAGGCCGCCGGTGGGGAGATCGCCAGCATCGCGCACGGCGGTGACGACAACGCCATCACCGACGTGTCGGACCTGCTTGCGAAACTCACGGCGTCGATCGAAGCCAAGTCCCCCGCTGAGGCGCCGGCACCCGCACCCGCGAAGAAGGCACCCGTCAAGCGGGCAGCCAAGAAGATCGCCTAACAATCTGGACCGCTTTACCCCCGCAACCAGCCTTTGCCGCTGGTGGCGGGTCATGGCCGTCCAGGTCAGCCGCAACAAGGCATCAGCCCTGTTGCAAAACGCAACACCCCAACCGAAGGGAAAACAGAAAGTGACCAAGGAATTGAAGGTTGTCGCCGAAAAGCTCGCCAAGGAAGTCTCCTGGCTGAACAAGATGCCCACCGTCGAACCGGTGTCGGCCATCGTTCAAATCACCGCAGTGATCGGAGCGGTGATCGTGCGGCGTGTCAGCGACGACCAGTACCGGGAGTCGATAGTCGCCGCTGGCGGCGGGGATCAGGTCAGCATCACAGTGGCGGCGAGCAAGCTGCTCGACGCACTGAAGTCACTGGAAGGGCCGCTCACCATCACCATCAACGACGAGGACTTGACCTTGGAGTCCTCCGAGCGGAAGGTGACGATCCGGTCAGCCAGTAGTGCGGTCAACTTCCCCGAGTGGCCGCAGTTCACGGGGCAAGGCTTCGGGGTGCTGATGCCGGACAACCTGACCCAGGTGCTGACCTCCGTCGGGAACGACGACAACCTTCCCGCGCTGAAAACTGTCGCGTTCGACAACGGGACGATGGTCAGCACCGACCGTCACCGGCTGACCCGCGTGACCTACGGCCAGTCCGGTTTCACCGGCCAGGTCGAATCAGCGTCACTGCGGGCGTTCGCCAAAACCAACACGGCGGTGTTCGTCGAGGCGGGCACGGTAAACGATCGGCCTTGGGTGCAGCTACGGTCAACCGGCCGCAGCTGCACCAGCCCGATGGCTGATGTGAGCTTCCCTAACTGGCGGAAACTCATACCGGAAGATCAGCCTCTCAAGGTGGTGTTCGACCGTGAACAGATGCTCAAGGCGATCACCGGGACTGAAACCAGCCTCACCATCGACAGCAATTCGATCATCGTTGTCGGCGAGAACGGTGACAGCGACATACGGACCGAGCAGAAAGTCGATCTGTACCAGACCGTGCAGAACGAGTTCATCGAACCGGTGTCAGTCAGCATTTCATCGAAGTTGCTGGCCGATTCCCTTCGCGGACTCGGATCGAAGCTGGCGGTACTCGGCATCACTGATCCAACATCGCCGGTGGTGATCTCCGACCTCACCGACGCGCTTCACCTGGTCATGCCGATCAAGAAGGCTAGCTAGAAAGTCGGGTGGCCCCGGACTACTGCCAGTCCGGGGCCACCCGTCCAACTTTCCCCACGAAAGCAGGATGCCCAAAGGGGCACCTTCAACCTACAGGAGGTTAAGTGAGTATGAAAACACTGAAGACGGCGAAGGAGTTCATCGAGTTCTCGTCGTTGTCGCTGGAAGGCAAAGATGATTTCGTTCCGTTCATCATCGTCACCGACGACAGGGACCGGGAGTTCTTCGTCGGGTTCGCGGAAATGCCAACCGACCCTGAAGCCAAGGATCAGATCGCCGACCTGATCATGGCACTGTGCGTCGTTCACGGCGCGGTCGAGGTGGCGTTCGGCAGCGCGGCGTGGTCCGCGGAAACCCCCGTCGATGACGACAGTGACGCGCCGCCGTCGGAACGCTCAAACCGCAAAGAGGTGGCGATCGTCAGCGCCGCTAACGCCGCAGGCGTTAGGGATGTCCGCATCGCGTCGGTGGTGCGGGAGAACGGCAAGGTGGGGATCGGGCTGTGGGAGCAGATTCCCCCTACGGCCATGACCGGCCGCTTCGCCGAAGCCCTGCACATGGGCATCAAGTTGAGCGCCAAGATACCGCCCGAGATTCGCGCTTACCTGCGCGAGCAAACCGAGGCGGGACTCATACAGGAAATCGTCACCAGCACAGCTCACATCATCAACGAGGCCCGACGCACCGCAATGACGATCGAGACGATGGAGAAAAGGATGTGGGAAAAGTGACTGTTGCGAAACGCAACACCGAAGATTTGACGCAACAAATCGACAAGCTGATGCAAACCCGGGAGGATCTGGACCCCGCGCTCGCAATGTACCTGGATCACGACGGTCCGTTCGGGCCGTCCATCAAGCACCCGCTTGTGTTCAGCATGATTCACAGCCCGGTCATGAACGCTTTCGTCAACGCCCAGCTAAAAGCCAAGAAGAAAGCGTTGAAGAAAGCCAAAAGCAAAGGAGACTGGGATACCTGCGTGTGGCTGTATGAGCGCCCGTACCGGCTCAACGCGTTCCTCGACGTCAGCTGGCATCTGGACGGACCCCGGTATTGGGATCTGCTCGGGTCGGTGTGGTCCGACACCGAGAACTCCTGGCAGAACAGGGAGGCCTGGCGGGAAGCTTTCACCGCTGACGCCGAGGGAAGGGAGATGATGTCGGACGAGGACGTGCGATGCGTATTCGACCTCCCGCCGGAGAAGGGGGGGCTGCTGCCGATGACCCGCATCTACCGGGGCTACCGCTTCGGTGATGCGCTACAGGGGTTTAGCTGGACCCTCGACAAGGCCCGTGCCCGGTGGTTCGCCGAGCGTCTACGGCAGGACGATCATCCTTCGCCGAAGATCGCTAGCGGGTATGTCGCCCGCGAGCATGTCATCGCCTACATCACTGGCCGCGACGAGCAGGAAATTGTGACCCTGCCTGAGCATGTGACCCAGCTTGAGATTGAGGAGGTCTGACATGGGATGGGAGCGCGACGAGTGGCGCAAGGCGTGTGACGATTCGCCAATGCGCCGGTTCGCTGGCGGCATCGAAATCATCGGTGACCCCGAAGATGCGCTGGAAGAAGATGTTGCGAAACGCAACACCGACAAGAAGGGAGATGAATGATGGCAGTCGATCGAACAGTCATCAACTTCTACGTCCGACCCGTTGAGGGCGACGAAAGCAAGCTGGTCGCCTTGAGGGTGCAGCGCACAGAGCGGGTGAAGCGGGTTTCCGAAACAGGAAAAACCCTGAACTACGGAGTCACCAAAGATGTGGGTGAACCGTTTGAGATTCCGATCGGTCATGTTTCCGATCTAGTCCGCGAACTGGCCGACTGGCCGATTTGGTACGCAACAGGGAAGGACGATTAAGGCTATGGGGTATCAAGTTGACAACTGGGAGACGGATTTCCACATCCCCGCCGACAAGGTGAAGGCGGCGCTGGACGAGATCAACGCCGACCCGGCATTGCACCGGCCGTGCTGGAACCGGGCGCACAACGCGCTCGGCGGCAGCACGGAGCACGACTGCCAGCGGATCAAGCCGTTCGACTCGCTGACCGAGGCGGTGGAAGAACTGACCGGGTTCCATGACTGCGAGGAAGATGACACCGACGGGTTCCGCCTGGGTTATCACCTGGACAAGTGGCTGGGCAGCGAAGAAATGCTGTATCTGCTGGGCCGGTTCGCCGACGAAGGTTCCTTTGTCCGGCTCATAGGCGAGGACAGCGAACTGTTCGGGTACCGCGTGGTGGACGGTCAGTTGTGCGACGAAAACGCGCATGTCACCTGGACGGTATCACCCAAAACGAGGGCCGAGTAATGGGCATCAACATCACCGGCGACAACAACATCGTCGGCGATAACAATGCCGTCAATGTTATCCACGGCGACGTCTACTACGGCGATGAAAGGCAGCTTTCGCCGCCGCCCATCGGTTTGTTCGGCATCTTCTTCGTGGTTCTGATTTTCGTCGCGCTGGCCATCAAGTTCTGGTACATCACCCTGATCGCTGTGGGTGTGACAGCGCTGGTTTTCGGAACTTGGCTTGAACGACGAGAGAAGCAGCGCGCCAAGGTCAAGGCGCGTGCCCAGAAAGCAGCGTTGGCGGCGCTCGCTGAACGTCAGAACTCCGCGTATCTGCAGGGTGATCCGTGGGGAATGTACGGGAACTTCCCGCCACCACCGGAGACGAGGCCGTGAACTGGGGTCGGCTCTATGACCTGCTGAACTTTCCGTGGGTGCATGTACCCCGGTGGCAGCGGGCGCACCGTTTGGCAGCAATTCGCGGCCGTCACCTTGCTGACGAACACATCGCTTGGGCGCAGCGCCTCAGCACAAGAACTGTTGCATTCCGCAACACCCCACGAAAAGAAGGAGAACAACAATGCAGTATCCGGTAGGCACGAAGGTTCGGGTGGACAGCGCGAAGCACCCCGGCGTGTGGGTCGTGAAGTCGAACGGCCCGAAGAACGCCGCCCTGAAGCCGGAGGGCGGGGGCCGCGGGTTACGCTGCCCTCACGCGATGCTCCGCCCCGACGACGGGAAAGGCCCGGTCATTGCCCCTGTCCAGGTGTTCGCACTCGGGGAAACGGTGACCCTTGGACCTCGGTTCCCCGGGATCTACGTCGTGATCAAGGACGATGGCGGGGTCAGGCTGAATGCCGCTGTCCTCGGCGGTGACGGCGACAGGTACGTCCGCGCCGCTCGGGGCCAGGTGAAGCGTATCGCTGTGAAGGTGGTGCCTCAGTGACCGGAATCGAGTGGGCTGATCCGCCGGCACCGCTGGGCGGGAAGCTGACCCGCTTGGAGCAGCGGGCGTTCGCCGACGAACTCAGGGGCCGACCGGGCTGCTGGGCGGTGTATCCGACGAACGGATCGTCGTATGTGGCGGCTAGGGCGCTGACTTCCCGTATCGCCCGCGGCAGGCAGGTCTCGTTCGGCGCTGGATTTGAGGCTGTTTCTCGCAGCGGTGTGGTGTACGTCCGGTTCGTGGGTGTTGCGGATCGCAACACCGACGCTGAGCATGGCAGTGGTTGCATCAACCGTGACCCGAAGCATCTGGAAACCTACACCGCTGCTGAGTGCGCCACGCACACCGCAGCACCTACCGAGAAAGGAGGGAAAGCAAAATGGCAACGCCTGAGCTGACCTGCTGGGCCAAGCGGCGCATCACTGTCGAACTGAGCGATTTCATCGGCTTGGATGCAACGGGATTTGTTGATCTGCTGTCAGGGCGGGCTTTCGGTACGACGCCAACTTCTGATGTGAGCTACACCGTCGTGGGAGTCAATGACGACGGGGAACTGGTGATCGAGGTGTGCGCGTACCTGGATGACGACGAGAGCGAGGATGCTGATGACCGGAACTAACATCGTGGAGCAAGCCAAGCGGCTCGTCGCGCTGCTCAAAGAGTTCGATGACCTTGACGGCAACCCTGAGGATCGGGCGAAAGCCGCCATGCTCATCGGTGCCAGGTTGTTGAGCGTCGACAGCGAACTCAGGGCGATCGGCAGGTACGTCGACCCTGAGTGGCGTGACGAGGGCGGTCTGGCTTGGAACTTCAGACAGAGCGCCGTCCAGTGAGCCGGACGAAAGAGCGGTGGTGGGACGACCATCCGTGCGCGTTGTGCGGTGAAGCGCCCAGCTTGTTGGAGGATGATCTGTGCAAGGCGTGTAACGAGGTGACTCGCGTATGAAGATCTCCTGCGAGAACACCTACTCCAACGGGCGTCAATCCGCGATGATCCATGAGGTTGATGACGACACCGTTCCCGCGGACTTGGACGATATGTGGGACGAGCTGTGGTGTTACACCGGCGATGGCACAGGTGAAAGCCTGGACGCGATCTACGAAATCACCATTTTGGAAGCTGCTGATCCGAAACTTGTCGGACTCACACGGCAGTATGGTTAACGATTGTTGTGCGAGCCGCCCCGGCACCGGTGGTTCCCCTATGGTGCCAGCGTTACCCTGCGCCCGTAGCGGGCGGCTCGCACAACAATCATTCAACACCTAACAGTTGTTTGCAATGCACGCGAAGCTGTTTGTCATAACCCATGATATGATGTCATCATGACAGACACGACAATGTCAGGCGCCGAACTGAAAGTCATGCTCACCGGCCTGGGGCTGACACCGGGATGGCTGGCCGACCAGCTTCACGTCACACAGCGAACGATTCTGCGGTGGATGGATCAAGAAACCATCCCCGCCAAAGCCGTCGCCGTGATCGAGACAGTCTCCGAGATCACTGACAGGGAAATCGAGAAGATCACGCAGACCGCCCGTATCGCCGGGGTAATTCACACACGCCGAACGGACGAAGGTGTTGCAGAACGCAACACCCTGCCAGCTGTCTGGCATCGTCATGCGACGTTCCGTGCGCTGAACGACCTACGAGCCAGTGAAACCCAAGTCACCGTGATGTACACATGACGGCCTGTATCGACTGCCTAGCCGAAGGCATCATCACCAAACGGCAAATCGTGTCAGGTGTTCGGAAACCTCGATGCTCCACTCATCACCGCGCCCACCGCAAGAAAGCGAAAGCGCAATCGCACAGCCGAATGGTCGAGCGTGTCTACTCCCTGACCGGCGAACAATACGAACTTCTGTACCAGACCCAAGGCGGGCGGTGCGCGATCTGCCAGGTCGCCACCGGGAAAGTCCGGCGACTGGCCGTCGAACACGACCACGACACCGGCGAAGTGTTCGGGCTGTGCTGCGGCCCCTGCAACATCATGCTGGGGCGGCTGGGCCGCGAAGTCGACGCCTACGTTCGCGTCATCAACTACCTGAAAGACCCGCCGGCCCGCAGAACTCTCGGCCCGGTGTACGTCCCCAATGAATGACCGCCTCCGTGACCGCATCGCCGCCGTGCAAGCCCAACACCACCACTGGGATTACGCCGGTGCGCTGACCTGCGCGTGCGGTGAAGATTTCGGATTGTCCGACAACGGCTGGGAAGCCGCCGTTCAGGAATGGGCCGCGCATGTGGCCGACGCGGTGATGAAACTCGGACTACGCCAAGAAACCGTCGAGGACTGGCACGGAAAAGTCGGCCGCAGCTACGGCACAACCTCATAGGTTGTGTTACCCACCGATTTGATAACCGTGGCAGGCGCTTCCAAGTCCACGTTCCAGTAGTTCGTGTGCACCGACCCGAACATCGCCAACACCTTGTTCTTGCCGTGCATCCTAGGGTCATAATCCGACCAGTTATCGCCCCGCCGGGTCACATCACGCACCCAATACTGGGTGTGATTGGGGGTGGTCTTTAACGTCCAGGGCTGCTGGCCGTACTTCCGCTCAGGGTTGCCAATCAAAATAAACGAAAGCATGGCCGGATCGGGGGCGTCACCGCGAGCGGCGAACATCCGCAGCCACGTCCCAGCCACCTGCGCGCCCTGGGAATAGCCCAGCACCACCTTCGGGCCGGGGGTGGCGCGGATCAGGGCGTCCAGCCGTTGGGCACCGACCCGAATCGAGCCGCTCGGCTTGTCACCAGCCGAAGGGTCGAGCATCGCCGGATAGCGCACCTGCACCTGGGTTCGACCCCCGGTCACCGCGTAGCCGCGGCACACCTTCTTCATGTAGTTGACCAGCTTGTCCGCGCCCAAATCCAAGGCACCGACAGTGAGAACTGTCGGCACGATCAGGGCAGCCGGTCGATAGCCTGCTGCGCCAACGGCCCCAGAACCGGCACATCCCTGACAGCGGTCGACACCGCTTCCTTCACCCGGTCAACTTCGGCTTGGGCGTTGTTGGCCTGCTCAATCACAGCGTTGAGTCCGGTCACCACCTGATCGGCCGGCGAAGGATGATTAAACGTGCCCTCCTTCTGCTGCTTGGTCACCGCGCCGTACGCCACACCGGAAACGGTCACACCGAACAGCCCGAGGACAGCGGTCAACGCGGCAGATACCGACGCCGCAACGGTTTCGTCGATGATCCGCAGTGTGGACAGCAGCGCCAGAAGTGCGAATGCAAGCACGCCGAGCGAGTAAAGAATCTGTCGAACCTTCGGGGGCATGGTGTCAACCTTTCGATAGGAATACTTGAAGCGCAGCCGGGTTGACCTGCTCCAATCGGTTCAAGGCACGGACCGCCTGGGTGTTGCCGTTTCGGGCTGTGGTCACCAGATCGGCGACCGCTGCCTGGTCACCGTAGGTGAACGCCAGCCATTCGATGTGGCTGAGCCGCACCTTCTCCCACTCAGACCGAGCAATCACCGCAACGGCGTCGTCGGTGGGCGGTTTCGGGTTCATCGGTTTCACCACCTGGAAGTCACCGCGGATACTCTTAGCGACCTCGCCGCGGAACCAGCCCATGTCCAGATTCCCTGGATCCCACTTGCCTTGCGAAGCACCCGCCCACTCCTTGTGTCCGATCACATGACCGGAGTTATAGCCAAGCTTAGCCAGCACAGCGGCCGTCGCATCGCGCATCGTGATGATCTGCGCGTCGGGCCACCGTTGCGCCTTGTCGAATGTGCCGTCAGGACGGATAGTCGGCCACGCGCATTCGAATCCGATCAGGCGTTCGTTTCCGTTGTTGGAACCGACCCCAGCGTACGAGCCAGTCCCGGCGTGGTTGCAGGGTCCGATGGCGACAAGGTGGCATTTCCCGTCAGGGGTGATAAGGCACTGGGACAGAGGCCCGGGCAGGAAGTAGGTGGGTGTCTGCTGGACACCATCTCTGATGCGTTCGGGCGTTTCCCTGTCACTGCCGGTGTGATGGATCATCACACCCCAGATGTTGCCCATCTGCCCGTTCGGTCCGCCGCCGGTGCCGCGCTCCTGCCACCCTTTGTGTACGACCAGCCGGTCACCGAGGGCCTTGCGTAGAACATCTTCCAGCCAGGTCGGGTCTCCGGTCCACCCCGTAGTGGCTCCCACGGTGACAGCTCCCACGGGGACGCCTCCCGGTAGCGGTATCGGCTTGGACTGCCTTGTGTGAACGTGGTCGCGGTGACCAGCGTAGTCGCCTTGGTAGTAGGGGGTGCGGGTCACGTCATCCCCGCCAGCCACACCGGCCCGCTGGCCGGTCTGCGGGTTCTCCCAGATGACCTGCTCAAGGTTCGTGCGAACCGACAGCAGGTAGTCGGCGAACCGCTGCATGTCTGCGACGGAGCCAACCCAGTCGATCCCACGATTCAGCCGAGAAGGATTAGGGGCGAAACCCGTTTCAGCCCGTGACCCTTCCTGATGACCCGGATAGGTGGAAGCCTTCAGGTTGAATGCGCGGCCGAGGTCGTACACCCACTGCGGGAACCCCGCTGATCCGTAGGTGATGTTCGTGCCAGCCGGCAGCCCGTAACTCAACGTCGCCACCTACTTTCCGACTCAACCACGATCATAGGGGGTGTTGCGAAATGCAACACCCCTAGACGGGATCACCTGACGGCTCAGGCTCAGGCTCAGGCTCAGGCTCAGGCTCAGGCTGCGGTTCCGGCTGGACGGCCGGCGGCTCCTCGACGGGCGGGTTGTCATCGGGCAGGTCATAGACGGGTTCTTCGGGCACCCAGAAGTCCTCCCAGCCGTCCTCTTCGACCTCTGGGGTCTTGCTGTGCCTCGCTCCGTTGTCGGCTGACGAGATGATCCAAGCCAGGTTCGCCAGAGTTGAGCCTTGATCTTCGGGGAACATGGTTCTGATTGCGATCTCCCCGGTATCGGGATTGCGCCGGATGTGACCTTTACGATATGCCATCTTAAGTGTGGCTCCTTTCAAAGATGAGCAGCAAGAGGCTGCAATTCGATTATACGTCCAGATAGTGGTTAGAGCCGATTTATCCGGCTCCGCTGATGCTGAAATAGGATTCGGTTCCACCACCAGCCAACGCATTTCCGGCGTTCCCGCCGTCGTGTGAAATTGCCAAACGAACCGATTGCCCCGCTTCCAGGTATTGCACCCACGTCGCACCACACCCCTTGGTGTTGTAGTGCGCTGGGCCAACTTGCTCAGTCACGCTATTAACCTGGAGCTTCAAGTTGATGTTCGTTAATAGCGTGGAAGCTATCTTCACCCGTGCGGTAATGATGTAGGGCTTGGATTCTTTGACCGTGAATGTTCCGGTAGCGGTGTTCGCATCAATGTCTGAGGTTTCGTAATCTATTTTGTCCCAGAAAGTTGCGAGGCTTGTATCGTTCGTGCCGACGAATCCCAAGGTGCTGCTTGCGGTGGTGCGCGACATTCTGGCAATAGAGCCGTTCCGCGCAGGTGTCTCGTTGTCGGTAACCGACGTGCCGCCCACCTTGCCAGAGTGCTTCGGGCCGCTGGTTCCGCTTCTGATCTGGGCGATAGCTCCCCACTTGCGGGGTGCTTGTTCAGCGATTGACAGTGTGCCACCCGTCAGCGCGGTAGTCACCGTAAACGTGATCGGTTTGACGTACCTCCCAGCTATAGGTGGGCTGATGTACCACCCGGTGCCGGATGGGTGGGCACGCACAAACCATTCGGACGTACCGCCCTTACCAAGTGCCACCAATGCGTTCTTGACGGTTGTCGCCGTCGCAGTGACCGCAATCGTGCCTGTTGTTACACCGTCATAGGTCAAGGTGAATGCCCCTGCGGTAGCCGCCCCCTTGCTGAGTAGCCAGTCGCCGCCGCAGAGACTTTGAGTCTCGTTTAAAGTTCCGCTTACCCCGTTGGCGTATCGCTCGTCCCACTGCTTGACAAGCGTGGTGCCCGAATACACCTGATACTGGCGGCGCTCCGTACCGACACCGCACACAAAGGACATGTCCAACGCCCACGTCAACGGAATGTCTGTTACCCACACATACTCTGTGCCGTTGAGCGTGTAGCCCATCTCACCCTTGAATGAGAGGAATCCGTCGCAGTAAGCCCTGGCCCAGACGAAGCTGTTGCCGTCGTCGGACACCCGGCCAATGGCATGGAACTTCGGAGTGCCCCCGGTGCTGCCCTGCTCCGGTGGCGTGGTCATCGTGCCGCGAAGGAACTGGAAGTCGGTGTTGGTGGACTTCTGCCAAATTATCTTGGCATCACGGTTGGCATTGGTGGTGGAATACCATTGCGCTACACCGCTTTGCACACCGATCTTGGATGAGCCTGCGCCGCTATACACGACATAGAAGCTGCTGCTGCCGGGGCTTGCAGTTGTTGAGAACTCAGCATTGGCATAGCTGTCGAAGTCGACGTTGAACGCCGCGCCCTTAACCGAACTCGACGTTTTATCGGTGATGAATGTCTGAATCTGCCGGCTGTGATCCGACAACGTCAGATAGGTTTTGCGGAGGGCCGCAGCCGCATCATCGACTAGCGCATCGACAGTATCGCTGCCTGTGAGGGCACCGGCAATCTTATCGACCGTGCTTTGAATCTTGGTGGAGTTTCCGGTCAGGTCGGTGGTCAGCCCGTTCACTTTGCCTTGGCTGATAGTGGGTAGCTTGTCCTCAGTCAGCGTCGGAATCTTCTGCAAACTGAGCGTCGGTATGCGGGTTTCCGCAATCGACGTACCGGGGAGGTCCTGGCCGAACAAGGTTTGGTTGATCGCTATGGCGCGGCCCTTGGCAGCGTCCGCGTCCCGAACACCATCTTCAGCGATTTCCAAAACCCCAGCGGCAGCTACGTTTACGTCAGCAGGACGCTTGTTAGTGCCGGTCTGGTCTTTGGCTAGACCACGCCAGAACTCAGTCCACGCATTCACCAACTGGGTCTGCACACTGGCTGCTGAGTTACCCGTCGAGGTGCCCCCAGTGACAGACTGCACAATGTTGTCGGCAGTGGCCTGGGCAACAGTCACTTCGCGGATGATGAAGTCATCGAAGTAGTAGGTATCCGGCAACGTCGGTGAGGTATTCACCGGAACGTTAGAGGCCAGACGGACACGCGCACTGATGCTCGCCGCCGTAGTCAACGAAGTCGGAATCGTCACCGTCCCCGAAACCTTTGTCCACACGCCCTTATTGGCCGTTGACAACGTGTAGTTAAACCCAGGCGAAGTCAATGTCACGTTCGCGTTGGTGTACGGGGTGATGAACATGCTGATCGTGCCAGTGCCCGTATTGTGGCTCGCCCCATAAACCCAGAACTCAATGTAGAACGAATCCCCTGGCGAAGCAGTGATTCGTGAGATCTGCGAAACACCATCATTGATAACCCAGTAGTCCTGATTCGCGCCATTCGCAACCATTTTCAGCGACCGCGTACCTGTGCGAGCCTGCTCAGTGGAGAACATAGTCGCGCCAGCCCAGAACGTGCTTTCCTCAAAGCTGTTGTTGGGGCATATATTGGAGCCAATAGTGGGCAGGCCAGCAACCTTCGTCGCAGGGAGCCTGACCACCTCGTCGGCTTTGGTGACGCGCCGCACCACGATGTCATCGACCCACAGCGTCCCGGTCATGGCGGGGCTGGTCTTCGGGCCGGTGAAGACAAACTGGACGGCAGGCACCCCAGCCGGAATCGTCACCGTCGCAGACAGTTTCGTCCAGGTATTCGCAGTAGGAATGTTCGCCGGGAGCAGCTTGATGTCACCAATGGTTGTCCCCGGTGATACCGAACCTGTACCGCGAATACACCTGAAACGCGGATCGTTGGTATCGGTGTTCGCGTAGTCCGCTGACTCCCGAACCCACAACTCCATGTAAAGCTGGTCGCCCTGTTTGACCTCAAAGTTGGGGGATACGCTGTCAAACGTGATGGATCGCTGCGCGGTGTCGCCGCCAACGATCCTCAAAGACTTTGTTCCAGTGTTGGTTTCTACCCCAGCGACACCAGTGATGATGGAGAACGTGGCCGGCGCTAAGGACACCGGCCACAACTGGGTTGTGCTTTCAAAGTCCGAACCCGGCAGCAGGTTGGTGAAGTCCTGAGATTTCAAGTTCAAATTGTTCTGCGCCAGAACAGCTTTACCGTCAGCCTCGCCAGCGTCCCTGAAGGCATCGTCGGAAAGCGTTTTCAGAACCTCCGCAGCCGTCTTTACGTCAGCAGGCCGCTTATTGGTTTCCGTACTTTCTGGAGTGTTCTTCTTCAGTCCTTGCCAAAACGCTGTCCAGGCGTTGACAAGTTGGGTCTGCACCGTGGCCGGGGAGTTGCCCGTCGAGGAGCCACCGGCCACCGACTGCACAATGTTATCGGCGGTAGCCTGAGCCTTAGTGTCAGCGGCAACACCTTCAGTCACCCGCTGGATCACCACGTCATCGAAGTAATAGGTTTCACCACTGGTAACCGCGCCAGTCAGTTCAAGGTAGGCGTAGAAACCCACAGTGCCAGCCGGTGCCGGTGACGCTGTTGTGTACCCGCTGACCTTTGTCCACACGTTGTCAAGTGCGCTTGAAGCCAACTGGTTAACCACCGCGCTACCGGCGCTGCCGTTAGCGGCGTTGCGGAAGTTAATAACCAAACGAATACCATTAGTGCCGCCAGTGGTTTGGGCATTCAAATCCGCGCCACGCACATAGAACTCGACATAAAAGATGTCACCGGCACTAGCGGGAATTCGGAGTGTCCCAGTAAGGTCTGACGTGACATAGCCGTAGGCACTACTGGCGTTGCTGATTATCTTGAGTGATCGGGTTCCAGTGCGAGCCTGCTCTGTCGAGTAACTGCCCTGTACCGCAGCCAAAGAGAATGAAGTGCTCTCAAAGCTGCTGTTAGCCAGGAGGTTGCCGCCAGAAGCAACCAGCGCAGAAGCCACACTTTGGGCCGTGTTCGCAGTTGTCCTGACAGTCGGAAGGTACTCTACCTTCCCTTCGGGGATCGTTGCGCCAGGGGTGTTCTGACCGTATAGGTTCTGGTTGATAGCGGCGGCGCTAGTCACTTCCCGAACAACAACGTCATCGAAATACAGCACATGACCAGACGGCACATTCGCCCGAACCGACATCACCACAGTGAAGGTCGCTGTGCTAGGCGGCAGCGTCAAGTAGCCGCTATACTTCGTCCCCCATGTGTTGCGGTTGGCTGTGGTGATCGTCGCATACCCGGTGACGAAACTGACTGCGCCAGTGTCACTAACACACCTTAAATGCAGCCCAGCCTGACCGGCAGAAACGGTGCTGCCGCCGCGCATCCAATACTCGTAGTAATAGATTTCACCGCCCTCACCCCTAATGCTGACGATGCTGTCACTGTCGGTGCTAATGGTCACATCTTGGATCGCCCCAGTAGCAGTCATCTTCAATGACCGCAACCCAGTGCGCTTCTGCTCAAGGCTGTACAACTCGTTGCCGAAAAATGCGGTGTTCTCAAAGCCGGCATTGGGGAGAACATTGCTGCCGGATTCAATGTAGGACTTGGTAATCCCCTGCCCTACAATCGCCTTTCCTTCAGCGTCACTGCCCTTGTTGAACGCATCATTCGCCCTGTCCCGAAGACCAGCAGCAGCCGTGTTCACATCGGTTGGACGCTTGTTGGTGCCCGTCTGATCCTTGTTGAGTCCCCGCCAAAACTCAGTCCAGGCATCAACGAGTTTATTCTGGGCGTTGACAGGGGAGTTGCCCGTCGCGGTTACGCCAGTGACAGACTGCACAATGTTGTCCAGTGTGGCCTGCGCCGTGGTCACCTCGCGCACCGTCACATCATCGACATACCAATGATTACTCGCCGCGATATTGCTGCCGACGATCACCAAAGGGTTAAAGCCGTATGAGTCGGCGGGAGCGGTGACATAACCGGAAATCTTCGCCCAGCCAGTCTTGAGATTATTGAGGCTGGTGGTGGGGTACAGCGCCTCGCCCGTCAAATACTCAAGCGTGACCACACCAGTAGTCGGATGCTTCTTACGGAACCGGCTGGAAATGTAGAAACTGCCCGTTGTCGCAGTGTTAGTCCCGGCCCCCCGAATCCACGCCTCGACGTAGAAGATGTCGCCAGGAGAACACAGAACATCCAGTTCCGCGCCGTCGCCGTCAGTGCCCAAGATGATGGCCTGATTGCTGCTGCCATTGGAAGTGAGTTTCGCTGACCGGGTGCCCGTGCGGGCCTGCTCAGTGGAGTACGCCCACTGACCCACCACCGGGATCTCGAAATTCTCAAAACTGGCATTAGCCACCAGATTGCTGCCCGATGCAATGGAAATACCTGCGGCGTTCTTAGCCTTGACAGCCTTACCGTCAGCCAAGCCAGCATCCCTGAAAGCGTCGTCAGATTTCGTCTTGACAAGAGTTGCCCCGGCCTTCACGTCGGACGGCAACTTGTTGCTTCCAGTGTTGCCGGTCAAACCCTCCCAGAATTTTGACCACGCATCCTGCAAGCTCGTCTTGACGCTCGCTGGCGTATTGCCAGAAGAAACAACACCGGAAACCGACTCGACAACTTTGTCAACCGTGGCCTGCGCCTTAGTGTCAGCCGCCCCCGCGTTCGCCTTGGCGACACTGCCTTCAGTGACCTCGCGCACCACAACATCATCGAAGTAATACACGTCCGTCGCGGGAACCGTTGTCCCTAAACGGAACCGAACATGCATCGAAGCCGTGTCTGCGGGGAGCGCAGGGGTGTAGGTGCTGTACTTCGTCCACACACCGTTAAGTGCCGTGGTGCCAGTCACGTTTATGGCGGGGAACGTCAGCCCCACATTGTCCTTGTTATACACAGACATGAACATCTGGATTGTGCCGCCGCCAACATTGGCCGCAACAGCCGGTGGCCCGACAGCAGCAGGCCGCCCCATGATCCAGAACTCCATGTAAAACACGTCGCCCTGTGACGCTGGGACAAACACAATCCCCGCGTTGTCAATGGTGGCCCACGCATCCACGTTGGTGCTGCCAGTTCCCGCCAGCCTCAATGACCGCGTACCGGAACGCTTTTGCTCAGTGCTGTAAAGCGAACTGTTGTAGAAGCTTAGGTTTTCAAAACCTGGATTGGCACACAGATTTGAACCGGACTGGATGTTTGCATTTGCAATGCTCTGTGCGGTGTTCGCTGTTGTCCTAACAGTAGGAAGGTTCTCCACCTTCCCCTCAGGAATTACCGTGCCTGGGGTGTCCTGACCGTAAAGGTTCTGATTGATCGCAATGGCTCTGCCGCCAGCGGTGGCAGCGGCACCCTGCGCCAGCGCGGCCTCGTCAACACCTTTCTTACCCAGCGTGACCTCGCGCACCACCACGTCATCGAAGAAGTAAGAGTCCAAAGCCTTGACCGCAGAGGTCAACTGCAAACTGACCTTGCACTTCACCGTGCCAACCGGCATCGTGATGTAACCAAACATCTTCGTCCAGCCACTATTCGTAGCCACATTGTTCAGCGCGGTGCTGGCAGTCAAACCAATGAAGTTGTCCGTCAGCGCAATAGCCTGGTTGGAGCTATTGAACGGCTCAAACAGCATCCTGATGCCGTCGGTGCCGCCAGAGGTCTGCGAGTTAGTTGTTGTGCCCCGCACCCAGACTTCCGCGTACAGCACATCGTCGCCCTGCACATTCAAAAACCGCGTGGCCGAATTATCCGACAGAAGTGCGTAGGAAACCGTCGAGGACTGGTTGCCGGTCAGCATCAACGAGAACGATCCGGTGCGCTTCTGCAAAGGAGTGAACAGCGAACCCAACTGCTGAAACCAAATGCTTTCAAAGCTGGGATTCTTTATCAGGTTCGCGCCAGAAGAAATGACCTCAAGGCTCAAGTCCCTCGCGGCTTCGGCTTCCTCCTGGGCCTTGACAGCTTCAGTGACTTCGTAGGCTTCCAGGTCATCGAACCAGAAATCATCACCGGCCACAGCCCCCGTGCGGACACCGCACATGTAGAAACGCACCCGGTCATAACCCGCCGGCACCGTCAAGACAGTTTCCATCTTGACCCAGGCGTTCTCAGCGACGGCCTGGGTGTAACCCTCATAGACAAGCGGAAGCACACCCTGCGAGTCGGTGCATTCCAGAAACATGCCGATTGTGTTTGTGCCGCTGTTTGTGCTGTCGGCAAACACCCATTGCGAAACAAAGTATTTCGCGCCAGAACGGGTAGCGATCTTGTCGGTAGAACGCAGCGACGGCACCTGAAGAATGTATGGCTGGCCCGAACCCCAGACACACTTCAGGGCGCGGCTGCCGCTGCGCTTCCTCACAGTGTCATGCGTCCACGTCCCGCCGACGAAAAGCGCGGCCCGTGAAGCGTCGAGGGTAGCGTTCTCAAAACTAGGGTCAGTAATCAGATTTGCGCCAGACTTTGCGAACTCAATCGCAGTACCCAAATCGGTTGGCAGGCCAGTGATTTTATCCTGCGGAAGTGCGGCCACCTCGTCGGGCTTTGTCACCCGGCGAATCACAATGTCATCAACCCAAACATTCCCGGCAGTGTTGTCGGCACCTAGCGAGAAGTCGAGATTAGTTGTGCCGGCCGGGGCGGTGACAGTGTAGAAACACTTAGTCCAAGCGTTCACCGGAATGCTAGTCGGATCAAAAGAAATTCCGGCTAGCAAGATGCTGGTGTTGTAGCCCACCCGCAACTTTGTCCCACCCGCAGTGCCGTTGGCAGTCGAGTCCCGTCGAGCGTAGAACTCAATGTAGAACTGCTCGCCGGGAAGTGCGCTCGTCACAATGGGAAGTGTGCAATACGAACCAGTCGCATTCGCGGTTCTCTTCAAGCTCTTCGCGCCCGAATTTTTCTGATCTGTCGCTACTGACCACCCGGTAGCCAAAGTCCACGGCTGCTTGGTGCCCTCAAAGTCGGAGCCTGCAACAAGATTGCTGAAGTCTTTCGCCCGAAGGTTGACATCATCCTGGGCAATGACAGCCTTGCCATCAGCGGTGGAAGCGGCCCCCTGCGCCAGCGCGGCCTCGTCAACACCCTTCTTACCCAGCGTGACCTCGCGCACCACCACGTCATCGAAAAAGTAAGAGTCCAAAGCCTTGACAGCAGAGGTCAACTGCAAACTGACCTTGCACTTCACCGTGCCAACCGGCATCGTGATGTAGCCAAACATCTTTGTCCAGCCGCCATTAGCGGCAACATTGTTCAGTGCGGTGCTGGCAGTCAAACCAATGAAGTTGTCCGTCAGCGCAATAGCCTGGTTGGAGCTATTGAACGGCTCAAACAGCATCCTGATGCCGTTGGTGCCGCCAGAGGTCTGCGAGTTCGTAGTTGTGCCCCGCACCCATACCTCTGCGTACAGAACATCGTCGCCCTGCACATTCAAAAACCTTTGTGTGGTGTCATCCGACAGCAAGGAATACGAAACCGTCGAGGACTGGTTGCCGGTCAGCATCAACGAGAAAGAACCAGTTCGCTTCTGCAACCCAGTGAACAGAGAACCCAACTGCTGAAACCAAATGTTCTCAAAACTGGGGTTCTTGATTAGGTTCGCGCCAGAAGAAATGACCTCAAGCGCAAGATCAGTCGCGTCCTTGGCAATGGTCACCTCAGTGACATATGCATCGTCCCAGTAGAAAACATCATTAGCCGGGACAGCAGAATCAACACGCAGGTACGGATACCACGACACCGCATCATCCGGCATGGTGATATAGCCGGAAAGCTTTTGCCACTTACCCTTCGTCAAAGTGCTGGGGGCAACCGAAGCGGCAGTCGGGAAGGTGGCAGTACCGTTCTCTAGCTGGACGCGAGAATGCAGCGAGACACTACCTGTAGCGTGAGAGTTGTTGGCGTGCGGGTAAACCCACGCCTCGTAGTAATACTTCTTCCCCTCAGAAGTAGGCATCTGCGGCAAAGACCTGTCGCTGGTGACATGCAAGCTGACAGACCGGGTGATTGCCCCAGTCGCTGTTTTCCATGAGTAGCTTCCGCTGCGCTTCTGCTCCGCGCTGCGAGAGCCATTACCGGCACCGGGTGGCATTGGCTCCCAGGCGAATGTGTTCTCAAAGCCGCCGTCGAACAGGATGCTCGCGCCCTTAGCCGCAGAGTCCTTGATCCCCAGGTTGGCCTTATCGGCACTTCCCTGCGCCGTATCGGCTTTCCCCTCAGCGGTCTGCGCGGCCCCCGCAGCAACTGAAGCGGCATCCACACCGGCCTTGGCCAGCGTGACCTCGCGTACCTGCACGTCATCGAAATAGTAAGTCTCACCCAGGTTTACACCAGGCAGCAACTGCAGCTTGATCACAAGCCACTTCGCGCCGGGGGGCATCGTGATGTAGCCGAACATCTTTGTCCAGCCACCCGGCTCAGGGCCGTTTTTCAGAGCGTTAGACGGAGTCAAAGCTATGGACGAATCTTCCAGCGCCACATTGCTCTGGCTATACGGCTGGAAGTGCATTCGGATCGCACCCACACCGCCGGAGGTCTGCGTGTTCGTTGACTTCGCCTTGACGAACACTTCCGCAAGGTAGACGTCGCCGGCGGTGACCGCGACGTTCGCCGGGTTAGCATCATCATCCGAAAGCAGCGAGTACGAGGCAGTCAAAGCCCCCGTGCCCACCAACTGCAACGAGAAGTTGCCGCTTCTCTTCGCGGCTGTGGTGTACATCGAACCAAGCTGCTGGAACAGCACATTCTCAAAGCCGGGATTCTTGATGATGTTCGCACCAGAGGACACGATGTCCCGCCCCAGCGTCAGCGCCGAAGTCGCATCGTCATAAAGAATGCCGGCCGCGGTGGCAACGGCCGCGACATCTTTCTTCTGACCGGGAAGAAGTTCCTGCCCCGTCAACTTTTTCCACAACTCGTTGAGGAAAGTCCCGAACGTGCTAGTCCCATCAACCAGAACGGTTTCCAAAGAGCCAACGAACTCTTCAGGGTCCTTCGTCAACAGAGCCTGGGTCACCGAATCAAGGAAAGCCTCTTGCCCTTCGTCGATGTTGAGGCCAGTCAGAGTCTCGAAAACCTCAGTTATCGACGCAAGAAAAGCCTCCGGCCCTCCGTTGATGTCCAGGCCGGTCAGAGTCTCAAAAACCTGCACCAACGACGTGTTGAAAGCCTCTGATCCTTCGTTAATGTTGAGGCCAGTCAGAGTCTCTATGAACAGCACAGCCTCGCCGGCAATGCCGCCGGACCATTCCTCAAGCTGCTCGATTGCCGCGCCGAAAGGGCCGGGCACAAACAAACCCCGCACAGCCTGCACCACAACCGAGACAAAGCTCTCCAATAGCTGATCGCGCATCTGGCGCATCTGCTCTTCGGAGAGCACATCCCGCTGTTGGGTATTGCCAGGGAGTGGCCCGTGGCCGACAGTTCCCTCAGGAACAGGATTGATCCATTCTGGGATATTCATGTCGGTCATGGGACAGGCCGCACCCTGACACTGAACGCGGACGCAGTACCGACAGTGGTGAATGTCTGCGAACCGGACTGTCTCTCAGCCCGAAAGAAGATCGTTGTCGCACTGCCCGCTGCCACTTTGTTGAAGTCGGCGACCGACCCGGACGGGGGTCCAGACACAAGCACAGTTGCAGACCCTTCAGCATTCTGCCCGATCTGACCCCGACCCCGGCCCAAGATTTTGCCTGCGGCCTGATCGTTCAGTCGGGCAACCAGGTCCACCTGAACGTCGGCGCCAGTCCCGGTGATGACACACCAGCCCGATACTTCCGGTCGCCACGCGAACGACTGCCCCGGAATGGACACCTGGCACAGCGTGTATGCCGAGTTACCCGACGGGGTGTTGTTGATGGTCGCAGGCCAATACTCGTCCCCGACTTTCTGGGCGGCGTACTCGAATCCGTTGGCCGCGGTGTTAACGACGAGGATCCTCCCGGCCGCTGGGGTTCCGACCAGATCGTCGGCGTCAGCTAGGTCGAAGGCAGCAGCATCGCCTTTCTCCCCTTTGTGCAGCGCAAGGTTCAGCTTGTATACGTCGGTCGAAATCTCCGACCATGACGCCGAGTCCGGGGTGGGATCACCAGCGGGGAGCGCGGTGAAGTTGATCGCCGGGTCGATGGTGGGAGCGGGGCCGGTGTCGCCCTGGACAAGCCCAGGAAATGAACCTAGCCCGCCATCTGGTGCTGCCACCGCAATGAACATGTTTGAGTTCGGATCCCAGTCCATCGGGATGCGGAACTTCGCCACGTCGATGACAAGGTATTCCTTGCCGTCAATGACCGTGGTTGTCCAGTTGGTTAACGGCATGGTGTCCGCCTCCTTCTACTCAGGGTGTTGCGTTTTGCAACACCCCATCATCATCAGCCCTGGGGTGCGAGCGTCAGAACATTGATGCTTTCTAGGACGCCGGTGATGAACCGCTGATGCTTAGCCAGTGGGGACTCCTCGGCTTTCCCGTCGCCTACCTGTAGAAGAATATCGCGCTTGGAGCGGTCGATTTGAAACACGACCTCTTCGATGTAGTCGGTGAAGATTCTGGTCCGACCCATGTAAAGAACCGAAACAAGACCGCCGCGGAACACGTCCTTGCCCAGCGTGTATACCTCTCCGTTGCGGAAGGTGGCGATGACCGACACCCACCCCCGGGACTCCCACATGGCATTGATGAAACCGAACAGCGTTTCGACGTTGTACGGCGACGACGCGGTTGCGTGGAACACTTCAATGCCGGGATGGTAGGGGCCGACTTCGTCCCGGCGGGTGTAATTCTGCATTATCTGGAACGCCAGAAGGGTGTTGTTAAGGAACCCTTCGAGCAGATTTGACGGAATGCCGGTGAATCCGATCAGGATCGCAATGGAGTCGATGAGCCAAGCGAAAGTTGCGTTCATCAGGTCGTTGAGCCACTTCGGCGACCGCCCACCGATGATGTGCTGCCACCCCTTCGGGGTGTGGAAACTGATCCGGCAGGTAAGGACGTTGCCTTTCTCGCCAGGTTCGGGCGCGATCAGCACCGCCCACGGCGGAACGTAATTAACCCCCAGCTGAGGGGAGATGTACACGCCATCCCGGCCGGGAACATCGTTGATGAACGGAAGGATTTCCTCGAAGAACGAACCGGCTACATCAACGACCTGACGCACCGCTGAATCAATCACCGTTCCGGTGGGGCCTGCGATCTGCGAGCGATCCTTGACGGTCACCACATACGTCGGCTGCGTCAACCCCAAATCGGGGAACGTCTGCGTCCAGTAGT